CCCCACCCCCCGACCCACCCCACCCCCCCCCCCCGCCCCACCCCAGCCCCAGCCCCAGCCCCAGCCCCAGCCCTCGACCCAGCCCCAGCCCAGCCCCAGATCGACCCCTCGGCGCTAATCTATGGCGCGACCTAGGCACAAGGACGGACGCACCATCTCTCCAGCCAGCGATAATTTTTCAAAATATCTCCTGAAGCTCTGCAGTTAGTCAGACGTAATTTTCCAAAATATCGTCTGAAGCTCTAGTGCTAGGTCGCTTTTAGCGGCGCCGATATTTTTGCCAAAACTTTCTTTTACTCTCGGCTAGGTTGTTGCTGCAAAGTAAAATGATGCACTAAATGGCCGTGAAACCAAATTCTAGCTTCTTCTTCGTCCATATAAATCACAATCGGACGTGTTTTGCAAGGCCAGACCCAAGTTTCAGTGATAAATTGCCATTTCTTGCGATTTTGTCGATAAGCCAATAGCGGCTGAAGTCCTACTTCTCTAGCTTGGCGCTGAGCTTGACCCCACCAAGTGCTCACGGCAAGGGCTTCAACGCGCTTACACTCGGTGGCCAGCCCCGGAACACCAAGTAAATCGTGGCCACCGGAGCGAACCTGTTCGAGGTTTCTAATCAGATCAAGTTCAATCCCGATTTCTCGAGCCCAACTTGTAAGAAGTTGTGCGAGCTCGCGTTCGCCGTTAGCGCCTTTTACTTTTGAATTTAAGACCATGTTCCAACTCCGCTGCCAATAGCGCATTTTAACACGGCTTGACACGGGGCGCAAGCCTTGCTATCTTAGGCAATAGTGGGCAACGGAGAACTATCATGGACAAATTCAGAGAGAAACACATCCGCATCGCGCGGAAGCACTGGCACACCGCAACGCCTGAGGCTCGTGCTAACTTTTTAGCCGCTTTGGAAGCCTACGATCGCGAGCAGGCTATCCTCAAAAAAGAACGCGCTTGGCGGTTGAATCACCAACCTTGGATTCTTCTTATTTTTGGCATCTTTTTGGCTGACAACTTTCCAGACAGCCTGCTTGTTGCGGTCTTTGTGATCTTCACATGGCTATACTTCATTCTCTGGCTGGCTTTCGTCATGCCTTGGCTGGTCGGTCGCAAGGCTGGTGAAATCGTTTCGAGACACATGCATTGACCTTCTACAAGACACGCCAAGAAGCACAAACGGTGGCCGATGCGCTAGACGACACACGAATTGCGCATACCAAGGTTGAATTAGAACCGGGTAATGGCTGGTGTGTCGTCATCTTCCCAAAATTCTACGATTTGACGGAATACGGTGACCGTTTTGAAGTGCGCGATCCTGTTACAGGGCGGCGGTTGACGCCCCGGTTGGCTCCTACTAAGGCTCCTGTAAGAGCTCCTGTAAGAGCTCCGGCTCCCGCTAAGGCTCCGGTCAAAACGGTTCTGGTTGCGGGAGATTCTGTTATTAAGCCACCTTGGGAAACTTGATGGATTACGCTGTTCTTCGATGTCGAATGACATACGACTTCTTTATATGGGGTCGTGACGATCATAAACTATGGATTCCTCTAAAAGACGGCGCAGCCGCGATGCCCGGCTACGCTTTCATCCCGCCACAACGGTGGCCATCATTGCGAAGGGTTTGTCCTTCGCGCTTTATGGCTCGAGTTCTTGAATACAGTTCTGACTATAAACCAAAGACTGTTAGTAGTGAAGAGCTTTCACAACTTCAGATATTACTTAACGAATCTAGAGACGAAAATCAGTTCAAAATTGGTGATTTTATCGAAGTTTTAGCAGGTCCGTATCGGCAACTTTTGGGGCGAATTGTTAAAATACGCGATGGCGAAGCCCGCGTTTTGCTAGGAAATCACTATATCAACCTGCCGATCCAGCTTTTACGTCAACTTTAGGCTTGACACATAATTCCGAATCGCTATATGTTGCTGTCGATGGATTGGGTTGCCCTCAATCTAGGCTTTTCAAAGCGTCTTGCGGGACGCTAAGTGCTACGCAATGAGGCAACGATGTTTTCCCATCTGACGCTAAAAGAAAAACGAATCTTTCTGACTGCGCAAGAGTTTTTGGAAGCCTGCGTTTCTTACTTTCAGTGGTGCGTTGATACGCCCCTGGAAGAAGAAAACATCTTTCAATACAAAGGGAGCATCGTTCGCGGCTATCGTGCAAAAGTTCGTCCTTTCACGAAAACGGGTCTAGCCCAATATCTCTCGATTCCGGTTTCGCGGCTTGAAAAGTATCGGGAACGTGGTGAGGATTGGGCGGAAGCTGTTGAACTCGTCGAGCAGGCGATCTACACGCAAAAGTTCGAAAACGCTGCGGCTGGATTGTTGAACTCGACGATCATTGCTCGTGATCTTGGCCTTGCTGAAAAGCAAGAGCTTGGTGGAATTGTTGATGCGCCGCCTGTCGCATTCAACATTACCCCGATTAAGGCAGGGACTTTTGTGGAACCTGTCGAAGAAAAAGCCCCGGAAGCAGACGCCACCTGAGTCCTTGAGGTTGTGCGTCTCCGGCGCTCAGAGGGGCCGGGTTGCCGCTGCCCACGGTTTTCCCGCCCGGTCCCTCGCTCCTTTCAAGAGGAGTTAGCGATGAGACGATTGTTGCTTGCATTGATGCTCATGCCAACGACCGTGTTCGCTGAGAACACGGTTTCTTTTGGCTGTAAGGTCGGCATAGGCGAAATAACGCTAACGTCTTTGACGCTAACTGATACCACAAAGCCGGGCGCTGTTGCTGAGCTTCAATATGATAACCGCTCGGTCAACTATATGTGCGATAACGGCACTTTCGAGCTAACTCACAATGGTTTGACAATTCAGGTCATGTTCACTTGGACCAGCGGTGCTGACTTGATTGAAGTTACTGTTCCGGAAGGCTACATCGCTTACCCGGACTCACTTTCATTGGGCGAAGGAGAAGCGGGGCTCCTTTACATCTATTCCGACAAAAGCGTGGGGATGTAATGTCTGACCTCACCTGCAATCCTCCTTGCGGACCAAATGACCCGAATTCGCTCCCGGTTCGTCCGACAGGCGGCACTACTCCGTTCAATGTAACTATCGAAGAGTGCGACGGCCCGCAGGTTCGGCAGGCAACCCAAACTGTTGAAGTCCTTTGGCCGGAAGGCATGATCGTTCGCACGCGACCCTGCGATCCAGGCACTGACGAGTTTGATTCGTTCATCCGCTGCGATCCTAACACCGGCGATAGTATCATTGTCGTCGTTTCATACTCGACAGCGGGTGTTCCAACGGCTACGGCCTACAATCTGGACGGTTCGCCCTACGGTGGCCTGCTTAGCGATCTAGTTCAATGTCCTGACGCTGATCTAGAAAGTGATCCGCTTCCTTGGTGCGATAACGGTCAGAACGTTACGCAATGGATCGTAAAGTCAAACGGTCAACCTAACGGAACTGTTTACTGGACTGATGCAAACGGAATTGTTATTCCGCCGCCGTCTGGTCCTAATCTGGTGCGCGGGGTTTGCCCAGTTGTTCGAACTAATCAGTGGCGGGCTTCCGGCGTTCTTCCAGCAAATAACGTATTCAATCTAGCCCTTGCCGCAGGGACTACTGATGTTGTTAGCTTCACAGTTAGCTTCATCAATGATTTTGGCTCGATTGATGGGGTTGTAACCCCGCCCGGTTCTTGGACTTGGAGCGCAGAGCAAGGCCAAGAGATTACAAACCTCCCGACCAACATCACGAGCACTGGATCGTTCTATGTCCATTGGACTGAACGTTCGTAAACAAGGAGACTAAGATGTCGCTCACAAACGGTATGTTTAATTCTAGCCTGATTGCAGACCGGATCAAAGGTCTGCACTCGGCTTCGTCGGAGATCGTCGCAGGTTCGCCTTACTCGCAGACCTATATTCTTGGCTCGGCTAACCCTCAGCAAGGCGTGACAGTCTATAACGTCTCGGGCAATTTGGTTCGTGCCACGATGGTTTATGTTGCGGGCACTGTTTTCAACGGTCCTCCGCCGACTCAAGCGTTCTTGATTCCCGCAGGTGGTGTCTTCTCGGTTGATCTTTCTGATGATGACACAGGTGATTACGCAGCTATTGCCGCACTTCAGTTTGAAGTTGTGAGTCAACCGGCAGGTCCGACATTCCAAGAAACGTCTACTTTGCCAGCCGCGCCCGGTTCTGCTGTTCAGCCCGGCTACCTTTATGTGAACTTTGCCTCCGACTAATCGGCTGATGGTCGAATTCCAAATCAGCAAGGACTTAGGCTATGGGTATTACGTCAGGTCAGCGTTCTGATAGAGGCGAGGAAAAAGTTGTTCTTGGGTGTTACACGCCCAATAACATTCTTTTGCCTTCTCAAACGCTGTATGCCCACTATCTAGTCCAAGTTGGAGTCGAAGATTATCTTCTTGGCTACACGCTGGATGGAGTTCGGCCGGCTGTGTTCACTATTGACCTCGCCACCCTTGTTCCGGGTGGCGGGGTCTGGACTCCGGGAAGCTGCGATGGCGACTTCACGGATGTGCAATGCCTTGAATACATAGTTCCTGCCCGCGTGTATGGCTATGTAACTGGCGAAACTCTTCGAGATAGCAGCGGCAACGTATTCTTTACGGCCGGTGTTTTACCGACACTTGATTCAGCTCTTAATTCGGCCGTTCAAGACTACGACACAGGTCTTGTCTATTTTCTAGAGACGGTTCCGCAATCGCAGGCCACCGTTGTTGATCCGAGTGTGCCAGCGGTCGTATCGGTTCTGCCGCTCTCCGGTGGCCTTCCTTTCCCGACATTTTGGCGGGCTTCTGCATTCAATCCTGTGACTGGCGAAATCTGGGCTTTTGGTTCGCTAGGTCCAGGCTTCACGATTGAGGCTTACACGCTTAATCCGACAACTGGCTTCTTGACGCTGCGTTGGGTTAGCTCGTTTAATATGAACCTTGGCGGTGGCGGTGCCGCTTTCAATAGCCAAGGTCGCCTCTATATGCGTGATGAAGTCACTTCTAATACGATTGTCGAGTGTGATCCGAATAGCGGTAATGTGCTCGACACGATCACGCTTCCGGCTAATTTCTGGAATAACCGGGCTGGAATGTCGTTTGACGAAAATGACGTTCTGCACATTGCTAACTACGGCACCAACACGATTGAGACCTATGTAATCAATCCGGGCTTGCCGCAAACGATCACTCCGATTGGAACCTACGGCGGCTTCGTTGGCCAGAATAACTTTGAACTGCTTCGTAGTGTTTTCCAAGGGCCAACAAAGTTTCGGCGTTACTTCCACAAGGACTTCAACAGCGACTTTGTGACTATTCAAGATCATGATTACGTCACAGGCGACGCTATTACCCTACCGGAAGATTCGGAAGTCGGTCCGTGCGATAGTTTTGTCAATCCTACGCAAAATAGGACACCTGCTTTTCGCACCGAAGTAATTGATCTGCTTGGCCCTGGACCTGCTCAGATCAATATCTCTTCGACTCCTGGCCTTGTTTCTTGGACAGTTCGAAATCGAGACCCAAATGATGGTTCTGCGGCGCTAACTGTTAACGGTGTCAACTTCCTGATGGACGGAAACGAAACGATGTCTTCGGGTGGCGTTAATGAGGAAAAAGCTGTTCTAAATGATAGTCTTCAGGTTGTTGTCATTGGTCCGAGCGTTGGTGTTCGGATAACCTTGCTGAGGCGAGTGTAATGATCGGCGTCAACACCTATAACGTTCGTCAAGCTAAAAACGCTGGGATTGACATTCCAGTTCCAAACGTTGTTCTTGTTAAGCGCAGCGGCTCTGGTATTTCGAACTTTTCTAACGATCCGGTTAATTGGTTTCATGAAGTCTACGTTAGATTTCAAACCGTTCCGGAGAGTTTTAAGGCTGCCGAAGACCCTTGGCTGGAGCTTGCTTGGTGCCGACATACTCGAAAAGACCCGCTAGGTCGCCCAAACACGCGAGAGCGACATACTAGAAGATGGTCATTTCCTGATGATCCTGTATTAAAGACAGGTGGTGGTATCGGCAACGGCACTCAAAACAATCCAGACGGCACGGCAATTCGCCGCTCCAAATGGGCAATTACGCCTGTTGATGGCGAATTTGCGACTGGCGGCCGGATACAACTAGAGCATTATTTTCGGCGTGGTCTTATTAGAGTTTTTAGTTTTTCTCTTAACCATACTTTTATAAAAATGCTTCGTCCTACGTTTCTCGAAGATCGACGATATGCTCAATCTTTTTCGCTTAGCATTTTTAATCCGCTTTCAAAAGTTCCTAAATATCATGGATATGAAAACACTTACTTTGCCTTTGCCTTTTCTGTAAAAGATCCAAATGCTTCACATCCTGGAGACAGAATTGTAGGTCCTTTGTCAAAAATTATCAAAGCTACTGCTAAAACAGCAAGTAATTCGTTTCCTATTAGCTATGGAAATAATAACCAGCCGCAAATCGTTGGAGACGGAGATTACTTGTATTTTCAATTTGTGCGAGGAAGGTGAGGTGGCCTTGCTGGGAGGTTCTTTGTTCTTAGGGTCTCCGTGCGCGGAGAGCATGTGTTCTTAGGGTCTCCGTGCGCGGAGAGCATGTGTTCTTAGAGCCTCCCTGCTGGACTACTTCGAAAGACCATGGAGAATATGATGGCGCCAAAGACTTACGAGGATGGTCTTTTGGAAGGAGAAGTTAAGATGTTACAGCAAATTACAAAATCACATGCTGAACGTCTTGATTCTCATACACAAAGATTGACCATTTTAGAGCGAATTATCTGGATGGTCTCTGGTGTCATGATTTTTATTCAGACATTTCCACTTCTTCGCCAACTTGTTGAAATGACAGGGCAAAAGTAATGCTACCGCTTCGAGTCAAGGATACAACCAGAGTTCTATCAGGCGGTAAAGAGCATCGACCGCTTGCGATTCGCGATGAAGTTATGGTTCTTGACGGTTGCCCTATCAACGTGATGACTTCGGCATGGGAACCTACGCCCGCTGAACTCTCTGTATTGCTTCGTGGCGGCTCTGTTCGTTTGTCAATTTTAGGGACAAGTCATCCCCCGGTCATGATGTCGGTTGAGGAGCCGCCGGAACTATGACAAACCCTTTTTTCTTTCGACCTAAGACAAATTATCCTTCCGAACTTGACTACGGCGTTGTTAATGATGAAGTCGAGTGGGAAGATAATTGGATTTCAAATGCTATGGCTTGGGTAAGCCAGAAACTTATGCCGACTTGGTGCGCTACTCCGTCACATTGGACTTCAAAGTTTTCTAACTACTTTTGGACTTCCTGCGGCTGCTGCTTGTTGTTCCGCGGAATTGTGATCGGAGCCACGTTGGCCCTCGCTTTCATGGGTATTATCAACTCGATCTTCTAAGGAGCCAAATATGGGTTGCGGATGCGGTGGTAAGAAAATCAGTCGTCAAAGCGGAAACCGACAAGCATCGGTAGTCGTTAATCCAAATATTCAATCAAGCAACAGTCAAGCTCAAGTCGCCAAAACATACCAAAGTGCGACTATCACGCGAGCGCCCCGAACGCCAATAGTTCGCCGAACTGTGTGACATGGATAACTTGATCGTTCCGGAAGTTTACCTACCGCTTTGGACTGGTAAGTTTCCAGATACCCAAGAACCTATCGAGCACTACGCCTTCTACGGTGGCCGTGGAGGCGCAAAGTCACATAGTATTGGGGAAGCGATCATTGGTGCTTCGTGTAAGAAAGAGGAGCGGATTGTCTGCGGTCGTCAGTTTCAAAACTCGATCAAAGACTCAGTGAAAGAACTGCTGCAAATTAAAATCAAGAAAATGAATATGTCAGCGTTCTTTACTGAAACAGAAAGAGAACTTGTTAACGTTTCGACTGGATCAAGATTCTCTTTCATTGGTATGGATCGTAACCCCGACAGTGCAAAGTCTTTGGAAGGTTGCACTATCTTCTGGGGCGAAGAAGCGCATATGTTTACGGCTAAGTCGGTTGAAATTATTATCCCGACTGTTCGGACGCTAGGGTCGCGAATGATTTGGTCGTGGAATCCGCGCTATCGCACAGACCCAGTTGATAATCTTTTTCGTGGAGCTAATATTCCGGAACGGTCGTATATCCGAAAAGTAAGCTGGCGAGATAACCCCTACTTCATGCAGACCCGGATGCCCTCGGAATATCGCCGGTCGCTGAAGAATCCAAAACGGCATGTTCATATCTGGGAAGGTGGTTACGACGAAAATCCCGATGTCGCGATCTTCGATAACTGGCGTGTCGGTCGAATTGATGTTCCTCCAAAGATTCGTCCTCGCTTTGGTGAAGATTTTGGATACGGCTCGGACCCAAACGTCATCATTAAACTCTATGTGCTTGAAGACGAGGGTATTGTCTATATTGCGGAAGAAGCTGTAGGCTATAAAGTTTCTAACCGCGACCTGCCCGCGCTGATGGACACCATTACTGAAATTCGTGACTGGCCGATTACCGCAGATAGTGCAAGACCTGAAACAATTGAATACCTACAATCCAAGGGATTCAGTATTCACAGTGCAAGAAAAGGTGCTGGTTCAGTCAAAAATGGAATTAACTGGTTGCAAGGTTTTGAGCTTGTTATTTCGCCCGATTGTCCGGTGACAGCTGATGAAATCCGAGACTATAAATGGCATACAGACCCTAACGGAAAACCGCTGCCTCTTCCGGCTCCTAATCAGAACGATCATTGTATTGATGCCATAAGATATGCGGTTGAAGATTTGACAATTTCCTACTCTGGTGAACAGGCCGCCGATGTCTTGTATATCTAAGGGTCTGCTATGAGGCTTCCGAGGTTATTTGCACCTAAAGCTGCTCCACCTCAAAGCCCGGTTGATGCACCGCTTCAACCGCAAGTTTTCTATTTGAATTCTGGTATTGGTGTTGCTGTCATTAAAATGTCGGATTACATCTCTCTAGAGATGGCACTTCGACATCCCATCGTTTACCGAGCCCTTGTTAAGATTTCAGAATCTGTTCAGCAAGTTCGTTGGATTGCTGATGTTGATTCGCGAGCACCAAAAGCCGATCAGCAGAACAAGGCATCGGTGGTTAAGAATATTCAGGCTTTGCTGGATTACCCGAATCCAGATATGACTCCGGCTCAGCTTCGCTATTGGATGACACTGAATTTCGCGGGCTACGGTCGAGTTCCGTTGCGAATTTCCTATATGGCGACTGATCGTGAAAGACCAAACGGAATTTATCCATTGGAAACTCGCCACGTCCAAGCTGTTTTGAACGAGCGTGGTATTGTGGTTGAGTATGTCTATGGGACATCGCCTAAGCAAACTTTTCAGTCAAAGTATTCTTGGGAACGAAATGGTCGTGACTCGAAAGGCTTTGTGACACAAATCTGGCGTCCTGGTCTCAAGGGATACCAAAATCGAGAGGACATTAATAATCCGCTTCAAGCAATCGGTCTTCCGGCGCAAGTTATCACCGAGCTTTTGAAGCGTGCTGTTAAAGCTGCTTCGGGCCATCCGAATGTTCGTTATATGGTGACTTGCTCTAAAACACTTACTGTTCCTCAGCTTGAAGCACTAAAAGAGCATCTTGGGCAAGAATCAGCCTCCGGTGGTGCTGGATCGGGGACAGTCCCTGTTCTACAAAATGCAGGCGAAATTGAAATCCACAAATTGGATAACGACCTGTCTGACATTCACAGCAAGCTACCGAGCGACGACATGGCCCGGCTCATTTTTGGGGCTTTCGGTATCCCGCTAGCAATTAGCGGCCTCGGGGCGGCTGATGCTGCGAAGTTTACGGGTAATTTCAAAGATAGCCGACTTTCGTTTTGGCAAGATACGCTCTTGCCTTCGTATATCGAACCTTTGTTTGAAGGATTAACTCGGGCTTTGTGCCCTCCGGGCGTTCGTATCTTCCCTGACATGGAGTCGATCCCGACTATGGTAGAAGCCCGGACTGAAGCAATGCGCGCCATGTCATTTGTGTCTTTCTTGACAACTAACGAGAAACGGGCTATGTTCGGATGGCCTGCCACAACGGAACTTCCGGCCACCCCGTTTAAGGTAGGTGCGGCAGAAGGAGCAGAAGCTGGAGCTACGGATGAAAACGGCGCTCCAAATCAGGAGAACCAGCATGACCAGCAAACGGCAAATTGAGAAGGAAGCCCCTGCTCGGCGGCAATGGCTGGACCTGAAATATGTTCCGGCCACCGATTTTGAACTGAAAGAGCTTGGCGAAAAGCCGGACGGCTATATAGCGGGATGGGCTTCGACGCCTGATCTTGACTATTATAATCATGTGGTCATGGTTAACGCTTTTGCTGAGTCTATTGCGCGTAAAGGCTTGAATGGTCCAAAGGGAATTAAGTTGCTCATCGGACATGATCGAGACAAGCCTGCCGGAGCTATTCGCATTTTGGAAACGCGCGGCGAGCGTCTTTGGATCGAAGCCCAATTGAATTTGAATATTAGCTATGTTCGGGATGCTTACGAAGCCGCTAAAATGGTTGGTGGCTTTAGCTTTTCGGTTGGTTTCTATCTAGAAGAATACGAATTCAAACAAACGCCTGATAAGACCGAGTATCTTCAGATCAACAAAGGAGAACTCGAAGAAATCTCGTTGGTCGTGTTTCCTGGAAATCCGGAAGCAATAATGACCTATCTAAAAGAATCAAACACCGATGACGAAGATATGGTGTTTGCCTCTATTGCCGAGCTCGAAAAGGCGCTGGTTCGCGAAGGGCTTGTCAAAAGTCGGAATGTTGCAGCACGCTTGACTCAGGTAGTTAAGAAGAACCTAGAGCTGTTCAAACCGGCTTCGGCGGAAACGCCTCAACCCGCCCAGGTGGCGAAGGAGAAAATAAACGCTCTTAACACCTTGATTGGTGAACTAAAAGGGCTTTTCTGAAACCATCGTTGCGGAGAATAGATATGCACGATACTAAGAATTCAACTGCGTTGACGCCGCTTCGCGGAGCATTTATCAAGAAAGATGCCCCTGCGGATCACAAGCTGCGTGACGAAGGGCTTGAAGTTCTTACCAAAGAACTTAGCGATGCTGTGTCCTTGGTCAAGAAGTTTAAGGGCGATTTCGAATCCAATGCAACAGAGCTGTCGAATCTGAAAAAGTCCATTGGCGACATTTCCAGGGCCGACGGTGAAACCCGCGACAAGCTGTCGAAAATGTCTGATGCCGTCGCTGACGCAATGGCAAAACTTCAGGCTTGCGAGGAAGCTGTCAATACTATCAAGAAGGAAATGGACAGTCCGCTCTATCGGGGTGGCAAAGACCTTGAAGATTCTGACCGCCGTGCGGCAATCGAACTTCAGCGTCGGGTTCATATCTACAAGGGTGGCTCGCACGAAGATTTTCGTGAAAATCTTGATGATCTTGTTACGCCTTCGGATTACCGCTCCGCGGTTCGCAAGCTGATGCGCGTTGGTTTGGAATCAAAAGCCAAGATCATTCGTGATTTTACGGAAGCAGAACGTAAAGCGTTTGATGCGGCTTCTCTCGACGCTGCGTTCTTCTCGCCCGAAATGCTCGGAATTGAGATCGACTGCGAGATCGAATGTGCTTCGATGCTTGACCTTTACGCTCAAGTGTCGGTGTCTCGCTCGACATTCATGTTTCCGCATGTTCAAAGCTACGGCGACATTGGGAAGTATGATTGCGATGCGAAATGCGACGCTGAATATGGTCCCGAAGGCAACATCACTTGGAAGAACGGCCACACCTATGACTATCGCGGCGTGTTCTGCTTCCAACGTGATACCCTGCGCGAAGCAAACTACGACCTGCTTGGCTTCATGATGCGGGCGGCGGCTCGGTCCTATCGGATTAACCGCAACCAGGCTCTGATTACCGGCGATGGTATCAACGAACCGATGGGCTGGCTCACGCAAGACTGCTTCACAAAGGTTGCTACGCCTGCGCAAAACCCGACTCATCAAGATTTGCGCCAATTCTGGGCTTCGCATCCTGTTGAATACGGTGGTCCCGTCATCGCGGTGATGCACCAAAACGTGTTTGCCTACTTCGCTTCGATGGTGGACAATGACGGACGCTTCCTGTTTGGCGACGGTCTGATGTCGTTCTCGCCGGATGACGTTCGTGAGCGGATTCGTATTTCGAACTGCTTGCCTGACCCGACCGAAGGTGGCACGCTCGGTTCTACCGCTCAACCTTTCGCGGCAGGTTCCTTCATCATGGCGGCTGGCGTTTGGAACATGGCTTTTGCGGCTGTTGACCATCGCCCGATGTTCATGGAACAGTATGAAGGCGGTTCGACAGCTTGGTGCGTCAAGTATCAATTCGGGGCGAAAGACGGCGGGTTTGTCATGTGCTGCCCTGCTGCCCGAATTCTCGTCGCTGGCGCGAACTGATAAGATTGACGGTGGCCTTCGGGCCACCGTTCTGAGGTCAAAAATCGAGTAGAGAACTACGGAATCAGGTCTTTCACGCAAGATTGACCGACTAGATCAAAGCACTAGTTTCCGCAACCCCTGAAGGAGATACCTTCGATGCCTGTTAACTCCAATATCGCCATTCAAAATGTCGGAACTCTTGCGTGGGATGGTGCGCAGAGCTTTTCTTTTGACATCCGAAAGTTCACGCGGTTTGCGTGGTCTTTCGAAGTCGTCGGGCCGATTACAGTTAATGCTGTGTTCGGTTTTGAAGCGGCTCCGCCTTCTACGCAAGACCCTTGCGTTCCGGGTCAGTTTTCTCCGGTAGCCGAAATCGCTCTTTGCTCTCAACCGGCTTTTACAAATGCACCGTCAGAACCTGCTCGCGTGACAATTCCTGCCGGGACTGCGGTTCGCACGATTTGCGGTGGCACGATCCCCTGTCGGCCGAATGCGTTCGTTCGGATTGTTCCGATTTCGGGCTCTACCTCAAGTATTCGAGCCGTAATGCTTCGGCAAGGTCCGAAGATGCCATGAGGCAAAAGGTAGCAGGGCCTTATCGAGTCCGCAGAGGCCAGACTGCGCGACTCACTGTTTCACTTCGCAAAGGTATGAAATCAGCTTTTTGCGAAGTATTTTCATCGGTTGGTGACTACGAGCCTTCACCTTACATCCCGCCTTCAAAATTGATGCTTAAACAGGATGAACCGCAGTTACTAACTCCAACAACAATTCGTTTGTCACAAGCGATGCCGAAGCGAACAATAACGCTTGATGTCGAAGAAGATTGTCAGCTTTACATCATGCAGGACTTAGACATGCGGAATGCTCCGCTTGTTAAAGCAAGGATCAGAGCCCATGGAAATGCCCTATATCTACAGGCGTGCAGATGGATACGTCGAATCTTTGGACGGCGACATCGGCGTCACAATGAAGTATTTTACGGGGATGACTCTCGAGGGTAGAAAGTATTTTACATTTCGTCCTTACGTCACAGCCGATTCGATTAAGGTAGAATGGAATCAAGATGACAAACTTTGCCTTTTTGAATCGAGTATTGGGACATTGTTGCTGAACTTGAACTATGCAACCGTCCCGGATGATGCTGCGCTAGAATGGGCGATGGACCGCTATAACGCGCCCGCTGACGCTGCCCCTGACGCGCCCGCTGATCCGCCCGTGGGTGCTGACGCTGCCCCTGACGCGCCCGCTGACGCTGCCCCTGACGCTGCCCCTGATGCGCCGGTTGTGCCGCCTTGGGCTGATTCAAGTTCGACAAAGAAATGACGTTAAGTCATCGTCTGATTCATCCGATCAGATGTAACTGAAAGAGGAGAATAAACCGATGGGTCGTCTCAACTGCGTTCCCGCCTGTCCGGTCAATCCGCCGGTCGTCCGGGTTTCCGCTCCGTGCTTCGTCTGCCGCGAGCAGTAAACATTCAGGCGGTCCTCACAAAGGGCCGCCTACTCTAACCGGAAGGAATTAGTCATGCTCTACTTCTCTGTTGATCCTCGCGACGGTGGCCCTTCCGGTGCTGTTTGCGATGCGTGCTGTTGCTTGCCAGTTAGCCTTCGACCGGGCGAGACGAATCTCATGCAGATCAATTACGCGCCATGGTCTCTCCCGATTGGCAGCCCCGGAATTGTTCCGACGTTTGACTTTGATATTGTCGCTAACGAAGAGAATTGTCCATCTGGCGATATTGATGGCTTTCCTCCACCGCAGAATACGAACTATCAGGCTCCAAATACTCCAGTTAATACTAGCTCTGGTGTTAACATCGGTGTTAACTTGACACCGTCTGGAAACAGTTTCAAGTTTGAGATTTTGCCGCTTTCTGGTCCTTATCATGGAGTAGTAACGCAACCCGGTGGTCAATACAATCCTTCTGTTCAATATTTTCCAAATAATGGATTTGAAGGATGGGATGTAACTTGGGTTAAGATCACTGATGCTCAAGGCCGTTGGATTGTTCGTTCGATTGTTTGGAGCGTAGGCACTACTATCGGTTTGCCTCCTCGCGAATACACGTCGCTTGTTCCTTTTATTGACCTAGGAAAGGTCATTACGGATCAACGAATGCAAACAGTTCGTTTTCCGATTACAATGCCAATGTCGTGTCGTCCTTGCGACGAGTATCGACTTACTATTAAGCAACCTGCAAACGACTGTGATCGGAATAGATATTTTCACATATCGTGCTTCGATATTCGGTGCCGGGATTGTAGCTGATGCTTAGAGAAATCACTCGCACCGATACGAATGATATGGCGTCGATGAAAGGTCGTTGCTTCGACTTTGAGAAGATATTGCCGCTAAGTCTCATTCGAACGCATACTAAAACCGAAGATGTCATTACGGTGACAGATGAACAACTCTCGCTTTACCGGGCAGCCGCCATTCAAGCAGCCGAGAAATATACCGGCTTGTTCTTCGGTGGCCAACGTGTTCTTGTTGAACCTGTAAAGCAACCATTTTCGTTCTGGGAGATGCCTGGAAGGTATTTTACTCATAAAACACGATTTCCATTTGCAGAGCCATTTGCCTATTTGTTTGGCGATCCATCGCGGGCTATTGAACGACTTCCAGTTGTTGTCGGAACTAACGAAGCCCGAATTGCATATCATCCCGGCGATATGGGAATTGGTTGCTGTAATCCGTGCCGCGACAAAGCACAACTTCAGATTCAATATGTTGCTGGATATAGCACGGAAAGTGATCTTCCAGCCGGACTGGCAATAGGTGCACTTAAATATATTGCTCATTTGATCGAAAATCCCGGTGACGCTATTCGTCGTTCTAATTCTACTCAAGCCTTGGCATTGAATTTGGACGCCAATAATCCGGCTCTAGCATCGGGGGCGATTGACATATGGCGAACGTTGAAGGATAATGCCGTATGATTTCTGCTTTGCGGCATCGCGTCGTTCTTTGTAGCCAGAAAGACGTTATCACGTCTCATGGTAGTTTGACGCTTGTTCGCAAAGAAGTCATGGCTACTTGGGCTTCTATTGAAGCTAAACGAGGGAGTATGTTTAGCCCGAATGGGCAAGCTATGATGGACAACCGAAACGAAAGAACTCACATCATAAAGATTCGGTATCGTCCAGACCTTGAAGTTTCAAGCTATGCGTGGATATATGAGGAGCGCAGAATCTCCCCGCCGCGCTGGTTTAAGATTTTGACAGTGGATCAAACGGAAGACGGCTGTTCCCCCTGCTACGAATTCGGGTGCCGTCTTGTCGAACGAAGCGATGAGGCGCAAAAGCCCGAAACTCCAACGGTGGTCGCTTCTCTGCCGAAAGGTGTGCACCTATGACTGACGTAGTTATAGATTTTAACACAAGTCGATCAGGTGCTTTTGAAGCGGTTTTAGACGAATCGGCAATTCGTCTTTGGGTTGAAGGGGTTATTCGACGAGCTGATATAATCCTCTATAGAGGTATGTTAAAAGGACCACACACCGGAGTTCTTGCTCGTCGCAAAATTAGTAAGGTTTGGTTTCGCCGCTCAGTAAATGTTCCTGAAGAAGAATATCCTGCGATCGACACTGGCAAGCTAGTTAAAAGCATCGGTATTCGATTTACCCCGGCTCGCTTTAGCGGAATAATTGGAACAAATACTTCCTACGCAAAATACCTTCGGCAAGGCACCCGCTATATGGAACGTCGAAAAATGTCTGATACTGCGTTGCGAGAAAGTCTTGAACGCGGTAGACCTTTGACGGGTTATGTGAAATGGCGATCCCTCTAATTCTCGATGTAGCTGAGAAAATTGGGGTCTGGTTTCCAGACCTTGGTGGTCGTTCTATTGCTGTTAGCGAAGTTGATCCTTTTGATAACAAAACAAATATTCCAACTTTGCCGCTTGCGTTTACAGCTCTAATAAGCGAAACTGGAGCTCAACCTACTAACGGTGGCGGAAAAATTACAATTACAAGCGATTTCATTATACAGTTTATGTATGAGCCTGTTAAATACAATAGGGCCGATGGAACTGTTACTCCTTTCTACGCTTTCTATAACTACGAAAGCCTCCGCAATCGTTTGTTGACGTTCATGCATAGCTATAGAACTCCAAACAACGGCGGAGTATCTTATCTATCTCTCGATGTCGAGAGCAATGAGTTTGCTGTCGTCATCACCTTTCGATTTCGCGCCTCCGAAGTCTGGTGTCGCGAACCCGACGATCCTTCGTGTGATGATCTGGCGAAGGAACCGTTTGAAATACAGATCATCGGACGTGTGCTTCGAGCAAGGTCTAATCGCCCGTGCGATCCTTGTGAGGAATGCGTCGAACCTGACCCTTGCGATTTTGCAAGAATTTGAAAGGAACTGTCATGGCAATGGACTCTCGAAATATCCGGGTCAAAGCCGCTCCCGGTCGGGTCGCACGGACCTCGCCTCGCGGCGATATGATCCCTGAAGACCGCTTTGTAACCGTTCAGCGCACGCCCTATATCATGCGCTTGATTGAAGTTCATAACGATTTGATCGTGGAACCGGACACCGCCCGCCAAGCTGCCCCGAAGGTAGCCCCTGCCCCCTCTGCCAAGGAGTAATTGAATATGGCAATCGACTCGCTTCGTGACGGTTTTATCCGTCTTTGCTTCGATCCGAGCAAGAATATTCTCGGCGAAGTTTGCCGTGTTGTTCTGGAAGGTCAGTATTACGATCCTGGCTCCAGCACGATTGTTCCTAATGTCTTGACAAAGGTTACTTCTATCAAAGACATCGACTCTCAGTTTGGTGCTGGTTCGGTTCTCGCCGAATCTCTTAAAACCGCAATTAATTGCTGCGGTGATCGACGGATCGAGATTTTTGCTCTTCCGCGTCAAGACGCTCCGACTGGCGTTGCTGCTGTCTACACTTTGACGGTTACAGGTCCGGCAACTTCTGACGGTCGTATTGACATCTATTGGGGCGACGGTCGCTGGAATATCAGCGTTCCTGTTTCAACGGGTGATACGGCCACCGCAATTGCTGCCGCGATTGCTGCCGCTGTTCCGCCTGACTTTCCCTATACGGCAGTTGCAGCCCTCGGCGTTGTCACGCTCACGGCTCGCAACGCGGGGACTGTTGGAAACTTCCTCAATCCGAATGTCAACTGGCATGGATTGAATAATTACTTCCCCACGGGTGTGACGATCACAACAACTCAAACGGTGGTCGGTGCAAACGATCCAGCTCCGCTGAACTACAATACGGTGTTCGGCGATTGCTGCGTTTGCTGCTTTGCCATGCTCTACGGAAATGTAGCTTGGCAAAATGGTGCGATCAACTATCTTGAAGATGCTTGGTCTTGCGATAAGCCTCAGTGTTTCGGACACGGCTACACTTACAATGCGGGTGCGCTTGGGCAGATTCTTGCCCAAGATACAAACTCGGCTGTTGTCTCGCGCATGGCACATTGCCTCACCGATCCGAACTTCCCGTGGCTGAAAGTTGCTGCTTATGCGGCGAAATCTTGCTGCTTGACAGTTGATAATCCGGAACTTAGCATTCAAGGACCGCAATTCGGTGTTCTTGACTGCCTGTCGTTCCCGGAAACCTGCTCGTCCTGCTTCACCTTCGACGAAATGCAGCAGCTTGTTGAAGCTGGCTTTGTTCCTACGGTCCCCGTTTCCGGTGGCCAAGGCTCGCTGACTTCGCCTCAGATCGTGGCTGATATTACGAACAATCGCTACGATGCAGAAGGTCGAGAAAACTTGACTTTCCAGTCGGTTGCTTCTCGTCGTCTCGCTACGGTGACTGCTACGGAGCTTGCAAAACATCTTCAGCAATTCAATGGTCTCGGCTACTACAGCGATGCTACGAACATTCGTGAGGGTGCTCGCGGGACGAATCGTCGGGCTATCCTTGGCTCGACGCGCGCTTGGGCCAAGTCGAAGGTTGGAACGCTCTTTAGCGAGTTTGAGGACATCAACAAAGACATCGAAGTTACAGATGACTTTGCTGTCTCGCCTCGATGCAATGGTGTCCCCGGCAAGCTGTATTTGAACATGATCTATCGTCCGCCTGTTCGGATTCGTCAGATCGTGGTCAATGCAACTCCGCAACTTCTTACGAACTGCTAATTTGATAAGCCGCTTAGGCGGCTTATCTTCCATCACCGCTATTGAAGGAGAACTGCTATGGCAGACTGCGGCAATCAAGTAGGCGTTCGGAACATCCTTATCACGTTTCGTGACTGTGATACGGGCGACGTTTACGGTCCTTTTTCGCACGAACTTGCGAACGACCAGCAACCTCAATATCGTCTCTGCGAGTTTAATAACGAGCCGTTGCCTGGTGGTTACGTTCGCCGCGCTCGTATGAACAATCAGATCGAGTTGACTGTCATTCGTAATCTTGGTGTTCCCCTGGCCCTCTATCAGGGTTGTGGCGCTCTTGACATCACCATTGAACACTACAATGGGCTTGTCTATACCGGCATTTCTGGCACTTCGACCGGGGATGCTTCCAGCGATGGACACGAAGTTACAATCACCGCAACCTTCCGCGAGATTGACGAACTTCTGCCTGCTGCGGCGTAACGAAACGCCTTCCGATAGCTGGCTCCTATCGGTAGGAATAGTCGCCCTCTCCTTACCTGCGCGGGAGAGGGCGGCGCCCTTTGAAGCGCAGGTAGCGTAGGAATCTAATATGGAAAAGATCGAATTTGAACATGAAGTGAAGATCGGCGAAACTGTCATCGACACTATTACTGTTCATCCGCTGACTTTCGTCGAAATGTGCGACTTGTGGATGACGGCGGTCAGTAGCAAACTCAAGCCACAAACGGCTCTCCAAAGAGCCCGCATTGCGTATCAAACGCATTTTGAATCTGGTGGAAAGCGAATCCAGATCGACGACACAAGCCTAGCCCGCCTCCCGATCCCTGTGGCGAAAAGCATCATCGCCGCTTTGGACATTGGACAAGGAACCGCCGGGACTGTCGCTAACGATGGCGACGGCGTAACATCGTCTGTTATCTATGATCTTGGAACGCCTATTGGTATGAAAACTTCCAAAGGCGAAGATCAGACCATTAAAAGCCTAGAATTTCAGGCTTCGACATACGGCGAGGTTGAAGATATTTTGGCCGCCGATAATGACATGCAGCGAACTCTTGAACTGATCCGCCGTCTTGCAAGACCTGTCGGCTCAAAGCTGACCCAGCTTCCAGCATGGGCGGTTGACAAGCTAACGGTGGCCGACGGCGTTACGATCATGCTGAAAGTTCTGCCCCGTTTTTGAAAAGCGCCTCTAGCGTCATCGACCGCGTTGAAGAATATCGTTATTTCTCAGGAAGCATCGGTGACGTTAGACCGCTTCGCCTGTCACAATTAGCCCTACGAATTGCTGCGTTCCACAAGGTTCATAAGCAGGCGAGCAAGGCGGCTATAGGCGGGTCGCAAGGAGCTAAGGGACGAAGGAAGTATCGCTGATGCCGATTAGTTTCGTTGAACAAGCAGTCTTAAACGTAACGACCGGCAATAGCCGAGCCCGGATTTCTGCTGTCAACGCGGCTCTTCAAAAACTTAGGGCAACTATTGATTCGATCAATTATAAGCAAATCCGTTTTCGGGTTGCCCTAATTGGCGGCGATACTGTCTCTGATACTCTTAAAAGACTAGCAAACTTCAACGACCGCCGAATTAACATGGCGGTCGGTCTTGTCGGTGAAGAAGCAGTAGCTGAAAAGCTGCAAGCTATTACGCGGCTTCGTAAAGCTGAAATTGATCTTGATCTACTTGGCGTAACAGAAGTTACCGCTAGACTAGAACATTTAGCGCGTCAACGCGATTCTTATATCGACGTTGGTCTGACTGGCGTTAGTGATGCAGAAGCCAGACTTAAGGCTTTAGAGCGTCAGCGTAGCGTTCGTGTAAATGCAGATCTTTTTGGAGCTGCTGAAGTAGAAGCGGCTGTAGAACGTCTAACTCGCGCTCGTCATGTTAATATCACGACTATTCTTAATGGCGCTACTTTAGCGGAGGGACAACTTCAGCGTCTTGAGCGAAATCGTAATGTTCGTATTAACGCTTCTTTGACTGGTGCTGCTGAAATTGAAGTTACGCTAGAGCGTTTGACGCGCGCCCGTCATGTTAATATTACGGCTATTGTTCATGGAGCTACCCTAGCCGAAGGACAACTTCGTCGGCTAGAGCAGCAGCGTGATCTTTATGTTGATGTTGCTCTTACTGGAATTAGCGATGCTGAAGCTAGGCTTAAGTATTTAGAACGGCAACGAACTGTCTATATAAACGTTGCCCTGACTGGTATTACTGATGCTGAAGCTAGGCTTAAAAATCTAGAGCGTCAGCGAAAAGTTTACGTTGATGTTGGTGTTAGTAATATTACAGATGCTTTAGCTCAACTTAAGCAAGTTGAAACTCAGCGTAACGCAGAAATTGTTGTTAAACTTATCGGTCTTGCAAAAGCAAGAGCCGATCTTGACCGTTTGGCAGCAAGTCGTAGTGCTTCGATTACGGCAACTGTTAACTCTTCGCAAATTGTTAATGCTCTTAACAATACTAATCTGCTGTCTTCTACACTGAATTTTCTAAATCTTAAAACTTTCAAAATTAATCTTAATAGTCAAGATCTTCTGACGGCACTTAATAGAGCACGATCTCTTCAACTGCGACTTCGACTGCTACAAAATCAATCTGCTAGGTTGTTTAGTCAATTTCCCGATTTTCGGGGAATGCGCAGCAGCTATTTTGTTCCCGATCTTAGCGGGAGACATTATGCTCCCCCTTCTTCGAATAACTGGCGTTACAATAAGGGCTCCGGTTACTTGTCAACTTTTGAAGAAGGGTTTGACGAGAACTTTACAAACCCCGGTCGCCTCGGTATGCGCGTAGGAACGCTGCTCACCTATATGGTGTTGGGCGAAATATCGTTCGGTCTACAATATGCAGTTATTCACGCTGCTCAAGTAACGCTTGAAGGTCAAGACCTAACAACAACTCAAATGCTTACCCGAACTCCGGGTAACATCGCTATCATTAATCAGGTAGCCAGAGATTTTCTAAGAGGAACAGAAGTTAGGTCGATGTCTCAGACAGAGGTCCGTCAAATCATGACGGACCTTGCTGGAGCTATTCCTGCTGACTCACCTAACTTTGAAAGAATTGCTTTCTCGATTACTTCCGCGTTGGCCGAGGCTAAACTAATTCGGCCTCGATTTGCTGAACAAGACGCTGATGCTCTTGTTGGTATTATTGAATCTGCTCAAATCTCTAATGATCCAGCGCGCGGTGAAGATCTAGCACAGGGCTTCCTAAATGCCCTACGAGTAGCTGGCCCAGAATTTAATTCTAATGCTTTCTTGTCTGCTCTTATTCAATCTGGTCTTGCTACCACGATTGACGGCGAGGGTCTTTTCCGTCTCGCAGCAGCTTTTGACGATCTGCGTCGCCCTATCGGTGGTGATATTAACCGACTAATTGCTTTGTCACGAGGACTTAACGTTCCCGGCGTTTCTAAGTCACAACTTGAAATGCTTGCAGAAGCCGGTATTACCGAAGAAGACGGTGGCTTCCGGCAGCGCGAGCTACTATTTGAAAATCCAGGTCTATGGGCCGAAAGCGTTATTGTTCCGCTTTTGCGTGAGCAGGGCGTTGATCTTAATGATAACATAGCTGTGAAAGCGGCTCTCGAAGGACTTGGATTTATTTCGAGAGAGTCAAGAACGCTTGCTAACATTATTTCTGGTATTACAGAAGCAGCAAACAAATATAAAGAAGTTCTAGGTGTAACAGCTACTCCAAAACAGGCCACCGATAAGAACTTGGCTGCGGCGTTTAGAAACTTTGCCGCACAAATGAACACGTTTACTACTAATGTTTTGACGCCCTTGTTTGAAGCGATGGCGCCAATTCTTAACGGACTGGCAGATTTTACAAAACAACTTGCCGTTGCTGCTGAAGGACTAAGTGCTTTTGATACCGTTGGTATTATCGCAGGGGCTATCTACGCTACGTTTAAGGCTCTTGAAGGAGGAGCCCGAGCTCTTGGTCTACTTGGACCCGCAACGGCGCTTACTGGAAGCGCAAGTGCTCTTACGGGATCGGCGGGTGCTCTGACCGGGGCCGCCGCAGCTCTTACGCGCGCCGCAGCGGCTCAAGCAGTTGGCGAGTTTGCCGACGATAGCTTCGGTGGCCGAAATAATAGACGCCAATCTTGGGTAGGCAAGGCGCTTGCTGCACTTGGTCTTGCTGGTGCGGGCGTTGGTGCAAATAGGATTCTCAATCAAGCGACTCCTAATGTTTCTCAGGGCGGGCGACTTTCGCGGATTGCTAATTTTCTAAAAACAATTTCTGGTCCATTAGTCGTAGGAACTGTAGGTTTTTCTGCCTATCAAGAGTATTTTCGTAGGCGGTTAGAAAATCCAGAGCTTTCGACAGAAGAAACTATCGGCGGTGTTCTTGCTGATATTTTTGATAATCTTTATAAGAAAGGGCAATCGCTCTACAGTGGGTTGCATGGGCTTTTCAATCCTCCCGTAATAAATCCAAATGCAGAAGGATATTCTCTTTTTACGCCTATGGGCGATTTTCCTGCTTCTGGACAGCTCTCGTTTAGTCCGTCTATTCAAGCTAGGCCACCGTCAAGCGGCGAAATAGCTTGGCCGTCTGACTTCGGTAATATACGGCTGTCTTTCTTTCCGCAGCAAGAAGTCGAAGATGCTCTTAACAAAGATCTAAGGACTCAAGAGGAACTAATAGCAGCTTGGCGTGGGCATTGGAACAGACTATCTAGCGAGCTTTCTACTGCTGCTGAAAGAATGCAAGCCCAAATTGATGCACCGCGTTCCTCTACACAATATCCGCAGTTTGACTCACTAACTCGCTCTGTTATGGATGCAGGCGATTGGGTGCGGGATCAACTTTTGAAATCAGGACTAGGTATTGGATATTTTATCCAAGACCTTCTAAATAATAATGTTCAAAATCCGTTCGCTAGCTTGCTGGATCGGATTAGAGAGAGTGCTGCAAACGAACTAACAAAAACGCGAGTAGTTAGCACTGAGCTTGGTGCGGTTTCAATTGATGATCCTTATGGCTTAAAAAGTATGCGGGCTTTTTGGCAGCTACTCTTTTCTCGTCCAATGGAGCAAATTCCGCCATACTCTGGTCTAGCCATTGGAATGAAAGACCCGGCTGTAGTGGCGCAAGAACAGCTAAACGGTCTAGATCGTGTAGCTAACTACTTTGCTCGTGAACTTGTAACAAATACTTACGAGTATCTATTTGGCCCGATCCCCGTCGTCGGTCCACCCCGTGTTCCATTGCCCCTTGAACAAACTTTGTCTGATACAGGGTTTGATGTAGCCAAGTTTTTCAACACTATCTGGGATAACCTAAAAGATCAAGTTCAAGCTAGTATTGAATACAATCAATTTGGATTTGGAAACACTTCTTTTTACGGAGGAATGCTAAATGAACCTACAGATGAATTTAGCATTCTTGCTGAAAGATTAGCAAGGGAGCAACAAGCCCTGTTTCCACCTGAACTTCCTCAAGCTGTGATTCAGGCTAGTCTCGATCTTGCCGCTTCTATCATCAGGTTTCAAACTGATATGGAACGTATCGCGGCAAATCCTGCGTTGATGATGGAAAACTTTACACCGCCAAATATTGAGTTGCCCAGTCCTCCTGATGAATCTTGGTGGCGGCGGTGGTTTGGTTCGACACCTGGCCTTGATTCGTTGATGGGCGGCTCTAATGCAACTGCTCGACTCGAAGACGTTCTTAATACGAACGTCGATATGCTGCGTGAAACTTTTTCAACTAGTGCGACTACAATGGGAACGTCTATTGAAACGGCGGCCGAAGTTTTCGGCCCTGCGGTGGCCGATGGACTTCTTGCTGTAGCGCCAGAGATTGGAAATGCAATCGGATTGGCAGCCGCAGAACAAATTCAACGCGCTAATGTAAACCTACGCGCAACAGTAAGCTCTCAACAAGCTCCGCGAATGATTGATACTGGCGGACCCGGAAGGGGTAGAGGAAATGGCTGAAGCCTGTTATCGTGAACCTTATCTCCCGGCAAGTTACAAGCTGGTGCCCTTTAAGGCAATCAGCGTTGAATCTCAACACGGACGCCGTGGGGCCGAGGGCGAATTTCCTTTTGGTGAAAATACGGCGTATGCAGACCTTGGTCGAAAACTTAGGCGCTATACTATTCGTGCAAGATTTGATAGCAATAATCATGTCCTTGAAGCGGCGGCGCTTATCGCGGCTGTCGAGTTTCCAGGACCGGGTGTTTTAGTTCATCCTACACGCGGCGTTATTGCTTCGGCTGCTTGTGTAAGTCTTAAAGTTTCCGACCGCATTGAAGATGAAGGCGGTGTTACATACGTTGATATGGAGTTTGTCGAGGCGAATAACTGGCCGAACGGTCTAAGCCTCGTCAGTCAACTTCTGGGTTTGGCTATTTCGCCAATAATTGCGACCAGCCGAACAAACTTTAGTGCAACATATGCTCCCACAAATGCACAACCATTTCGAAAAGAAGCTGTAATTAACGCGGCCCAAGATCAAATAGTCGCTATCGCTTCGGCATATGCCGAAGTAACGGCCACCGTTGCAGATCAAACTGCGAGAAATCGCATTTTGTATGATTTGGAAATGTTGGCTAACGACGACATAATGGCTTCTGATACGCAGATAATGGATAAAGGGATCGCGCTTGGTATGAACGCCGTGGCGCTAAACATTAGCGGGCAGCGTCAATTTGAAGTATTCCGTGCTTTAGCTAACGGGGCTGCAAAGACTTCGACTTTTCTAAACCCCGCTAAAAGCATGGAGGATGTAGTATATTCAAATGTTCGTATCATAGCTGCTGCCTATATGGCGCAAGGCGCGTTTGAAGCGCAAGACGTTCGTCTAGATACTATCTTTGAGTATCTTGATGTGATTGATACTCTGCTAAGCCAGGAGATTTCCATTGCCCGAGAAAATTGCAACAACTGCCTCTTCCTTGAACTTACGAAGTTCCGGAATGATGTTGCCACGCAGCTTCATCGCAAAGCATACAATGCGCCTACTCTTATCCAATATAATTTCAACGGGCCAGTCCATCCGCTCGTCGCAGCGTATTCAATCTACGCTGACGGAAAGAAGCATCGACAGCTCGAAGTCTTCAACCTGATCGCAAATAATGGTCGAATTGGTCCTCAAGTAGCCGCTGCGATTGGAGGAATCTAATTGATCCCGCCTGTTGTCATATTCATTGAGCGTAAGCAACTAATCGGTTGGACTTCGCTTCGGCTACGACGAGATAAAGCCGAACTGACGGGTTCGGCAACTATTGAAATATTCATGGGCTGGATACCAACTGAACCCGTTCTTTATGACGCGCAGACTGGTCGTGAAGTTTTAATCTATATCGGCGGCCATTTAGCGTTCACAGGCTATCTTGATCGTCGAACAGATGAAACAGACAGGGTAACTTTGCAAGGTCGCGATCCAGACGGTCAGTTCAATAGCAATGCTCTTTCGATAGCCGAAGGAGCGGTCGGAATTAATGCAGGCCCTAATAGCTATCGGGTGTCGTTTACTTGTCGAGGGAAAACAAAGTATTTAATTGATAGCTCTCACCAAGACGAAACTGGAACGTTTTTGCGCGTCACTAACCGTGAAGTTTTTGAGCGTCTTATCGCACCTTGGCGTGTTGAACTTGATTGGCAGGCAGAAACAATTGGTCTCGATAAAGTTCGCCTTCGTGATGGTGCAGCAGTCAGCGACGAGCTTCAACGTATTAGTGAAATGTCAAGCCTTTACACTTACGAAACGAGAGACGGACGGCTTCGCGTGACCGATTCCCGCTCGGTGGCCACTACCGGCGATCCTCTTGTTTTGGGAGTTAACATTACTCAATTTCAAGCTGAACAAGCACTAGACGCTTCAGCTAGTTTGATTACTGTTAAGGGGCAGCGCATCGAGAGAGGACAGTGGGGTATTCCTGCTGTTCTCCCGACGCTCCAAAGTGTTGCTAATAAAGCGGTTGCGGCATTTATACCTACAACTGTTCATCTTTATGGCGATGGAACAGACCAGCTTTTGCAAAAGAGAGCTGAATACGAAGCTAATATGCGTGCTGGCGAAGAAAAACAAATCCAGCTTCAGGTGTTTTATCTTCAACAGCCTAGTGGCTCTTTTTGGGACATTGGTGTTAAGCACTACGTTGAAATTCCACCAGCGGGAATATATGGAGAGTTTGAAGTGATCTCTCTTGAATACGTTTGCTCGCCAGATAATGTGTTTACGACACTAACTCTGGCTAACCAACCGGCGAGGATTGAATCAGCTTTTTCAAACTCTGGTTCTGACTTTCTCTCTGATGTTCCTGAAAATAGCGAGCGGGATAGACCTCCGCAAGGAACGCAAGACTGGTATTGGTATGGTCCTGATCTAGAACCTTTAGCCTCGCTAGGCGAACCTGTTAACTCCGTTGGTCCAGGTCGAGGCAACCGTTTCTTGTCAGAAATAGATGGACAAAACAGCAACCCGCCACTAGTATTAGACCCAGGGTTTACGGGTGCTCAATGACTAGCTTCACGCGACCCCGTTCAAGAAGTCGAGATATTCAAGACCTTGTTGAACGCGGGATTTGGGGATCGCTTGAATATATTCCAGGTGCTGGTGCGAGCATGACTGTTCGCGGCACCGGAACACTTGACCAAGAAGTTCCGCTCTTTAACATTGGCTACGGCTTTAATCTTCCGGCTGATGCCAATGCTGAAATGATTATGTTGTCTCTTAACAGCGATGTTAACGACAAAATGGTGCTGGCTTCGATTCCTCGCAATCTTCAGCATCCGTGGGCCGAGGGAACCGGCGGTGTTCAGCACCCGACCGATCCTTCTCGTCGCTTAGAATTCAATCAGCAGGTTACTCATCTTACTGATGGTAACTTTGCAATCGGCCCAAACAGTGAGATTCTCATAAGCGTTTCTGGTGGCAATATTTCTATACAGCTATCTGGAAACATTGTCTTTCAATCTTCCGGCCCTATGACAATTCAAGCGCCGTCTGTTGATATTCAGTCTACAACGCTTACTCACAACGGAACAAACGTTGGTGACAATCATACCCATAGCGGTGTTCAAGTCGGCACTGGTAACACCGGAGGCCCGCAATGATAAAGTGCGTATCGCCTGTTCCAGATCGACGCCGCTTATTCTGGGCAACTCAGCCAGATGCTTGCGGATCGAACGAAGTTTGTGGATATGAATGCGGCAAGCCTGGTCTTTCAATTCGCAATACATGCGACGACTTGGGTTGTAATATTACAATACCTGAAGGTTGTCCGTCTCCAAATGAAAATGAAAGTAATATTTCAACAACAAATTGGCTTCGCGGTATTATAATTAATATGCTGATGACAGACGGTCGAAACCCCGATACACCTTGCGGTTATCGTCCGGGTTCGCAAGGCGGGCATTGGTCAGAGAGCTATATCACCAGTGGTCCCACAGCAATCGGAACGCTGCTTAGAACAATTCCAGCAACTGGACGAATTCAGGAAAACATCAATTTAATTGTTGCTTATGCTCAGGCCACCGTTGAGCGTTTGATCGAGCGAGGCGTTGCTGTTTCTGTTGATGTCAAAGGTTCTTATATTGGCGGAAGTCGGATGCAGCTTGACATTACTGTTGTCGGAAGGCAAAATGTAACCGCACGCGTCGGTATAGCTGGCGCTCGTCTCTCGAACGGATGGGTTTGGCAATGACGACCTGTTGCAAGATTGAACGGCCAGACCCGCAGACGCTTTTTAACCGTTACTTGGAACTATTTTCAAACACCGTCCTCGGCGGTGCTACAATTATTCCAGAAAGTAACGAATGGTATGCAGCTTCTGTAAACTACGCTATTGCTGAGGAGTTTTATGCGATTTCCGAACAAGCATGGAAGGAACGTGACCCCAGAACCGCGTGCTGCGAGAATCTCATCGCTCTTGCGGCGGCGGATGGAGTTTATCCGCTACCTGCTTCGTTCGCGCAAGGTTTCATCAAAGTTACAGGAACTCCGGGAGCCGCTTTGCCAGCCCCGCTTGAATTCATTGTCGGTTCGCTAACCTACGTTACCGCAGCGCCTTCTCAGCAACCGAATCAAATAGGCCCAGATGGAACCGCTGTAATTAGGGTTCGATCTTTGACCGCTGGTGAAATTGGTAATCAGGCATTGCAAACTGGAACGTTAAATCAAAATCTTCCGGGTGTCAATAAACCTGTCGAAGTTTGTGGTGCTTCGTTTTGCAATGGTGCTCCCGCCGAGTCTTGTGAGGCTTTTCGCGCACGTTATTTGAGACGACTTCGCTATCAACCGCGTGCTACAAATGCGTGGATAAGGGATAAGCTGTTGGAATGGCCTTGTGCAACGCGGGCTCTTCAACGCGCGGGTTCTTGCTGCAAGTGTTCTGACTGCGAACCGGCTGGTGAGTGCGGTTGTCGAGACTGCGGTGGAAAACTTGAATTTTATGTAATGTTTGATAACACTTTTCCATGCGGGATTGCTCCGCAGTCGGTGATCGACGAGATTAATCTCTGGATGTTCGGCTCGCCGCAGGGATACGGGCTCGGTCAAGTTGAGGTCGGTATTTGCGGCGCTATCGTTCCGGTTCGTCCAATACCGATCAACGTTTTTCTCGACATTTCGGACTGCGTATCAACATCTCAGCTCAAAGCCGTTGATTCCTTGATTCGCGAATTCTTTACGACTATCGAGCCGTCGCAGCCGCTGTGGACTCGAACACTAGACGCGCTTCTTGTTCAGGCTCTTGGCGCACAGACTAACTTTGCAGTTCGTTTTGAGCTAGTCAACGACTCTGACCGAGAGAACGCTTACGTTGATGGATGTGGAATCGAGCCAGACTGCGACTATCTTCCATGCCTTAACGAATTGACAATCGTTCGCCCGGAGGATGTAGGGTTCTGCTAATGTCAACGGCGGCGCTATACTATGGAATAAGCGGATTAAGGTTAACCTCAGAGGGAGCGGCGCCTGTCGGTCGTATAGCTGGCGACTTCTGCTGTCCCGACCCCCTTTGCGTTCCGCTTTGTGACACAATATGTTCTTTTATTGATCTGCTTCCTTCAGGTCCGATGTGGGATTTTGCAAAACTGGAAGCTCGTCAAATAATTCAACAAACCGCACCTAATTGCGAAGGCCCCTTCGAGCCAGAATGCCTTTCGATGGTTTGGTATGGCGTCTACGGTGGCCTAGTCCTAAATGAAATGACAAGGACGATCCTTTGGCCTGCAATTCGCGAAGCTAATCCAGCAACTGCCGTTACAACTATAGACGATTGGCTAGAACGATTTGGTTGGGAAGATTGCTACAGGACACATTGTAGGACTTTGGCCTCTTTTGGATTATCGCCTTTTGAACGTCCAGGTGATTGCGGACCGATCTATTGCGAGCCAACGTTTAGCGACGAGTTCAATTGTGCGCTTAAACATGCAATCCTCATGTCACTAGCTAGGGCTAGACGAGGAGTCATAAAGACTCTTGACGGAATTAATTGGGTATTGGAGCCACTTCGGGCTTCCGTAAGACCAAGAATTCCATACCCGCAAGAAGTGCTCGACTATCTGCAAGGTAACTGTGATGCTGACGAATACCCATGCTTTTGTGATGAAGTCGAGTTTGAGATATGTCAAACAAGCGAATGGCTCCCCGGCTGTCCTCCCTTGGACGCTTGCCAAGAGCGAAGCCCTGATGTTGCTATGGCTCAGAACTATCAATGCGAGCAAGGTGATCCTGTTATCGTTGTGTATCCGGCTGTCCTTGCAGCCGAATGTATTGCCCGTTCGTTGCTGAAGAAACAGTGCCCTAACATTCTCTATCGCTGCGGAACCTAGGAGAGCGAAATGTCCGGAATTTTTCCAAACAGCGGTGTTCCTGCTTCGGATGCACTGAACACTGTGAATGTCGATACCGTTAACTGCGGACCGAATGGAGAACTATTCCATTCTACCTCACGTTGTCAACCTCGATTTGACCCGGCAGCCGCAAATGCGATTATGTCGGAAATCCTTAATCTTGTTGCGGGAGATGATCCGTCTGACCCGTGCGTTTCTGGCTCTGGTCTTGACTATGACTGTTCCCGGCTTGACAACGCTCGTCGGGCTGTTGTTGAAATTGCTCGTCGAATGATCGTCGGCGGACACTATGTTCCTACAGCGGCGTCTAATCCAGATGACGCTCTTCAAGTTGTTTACGAAGTCGATTCAAACGGATGCGGTGCATTTCGCACCGCTCCGGCAGCCCTTACACCTGTTCTTCGGCGGCTTAGCGGTCAAGGTAGTTTGAACATGGCCGACGTGCAGCCGCTTCCGCTGATCGCTCCGTTTCAGCCTGGTCCTGGTTCTATTGTCATCAACAATCCATTTAATATTCCGATTGTTGTTGATCTAGAAATGAAATACATTATGCAGCTTACGGCGGGCGGAAATGATGGCGTCAGATTTGAAGCAAATATTTTCATTGATGGCGTTCCATCTGGTGTGATGAATGCAACAACTACGGGTCCGCTTCGTCCCGAAAGTCTACATGATTTCTTTCAGATGAACTTGCGACAGTTTATTAATGTCCCTGCGCTCGGTTCTCGAACTATTACACATAGCTATCGCGTTTTTGTTCAAGCAGGCGCACCTGTCGATCCTCTGTCCGCAATGCAATTTGCAGCTCTCCAAGCGTCTTGGTATGGTGTCGGTCTGGAACTTGTTTAATAGGAGCTAGATATGCCCGGCATTATTCCTGAGCCCAGCTCGGGGGCAGTTCAAACTCGCGATCCGCTAGGTAACTGCCTCAATCCACTCAACGTTCAAAACTACTATTGCCCATCGCCGAATTTCACTTCGTCGTGCGCGATCTATTATCTTCCAGAAGGATGTTCAGCTAGAATTACAGCCGCACAGATTAACGCAATCGAGGCAGAACTCCTCTGCCTTGCTGAAACGCTTAATCCTAATGGTAACTGGAACTGCGGAGCGGTGTGCAACCTTTCCCAAATGTTCCAGCAATGGCTCGCTGGCAGCTATGAAGATTCGCTGCTTGATTGGATTCAGACACATCTCTGCAATCGACCTTTCGACCCTGATCCAGCAACAAACTTTCCACTCTCTACAGCAATTCTTTGTGATGGAAACGGAAACATTATTAGGGGGCCGATTGGCGGTAACGGCCCGCCCGGACCGCCCGGACCCGCTGGGCCGCCCGGCCCGCCCGGACCCGCTGGGCCGCCCGGCCCGCCCGGACCCGCTGGGCCGCCCGGTCCCCAAGGCCCCCAAGGCGACCCCGGCCCCGCTGGCCCGCAAGGCCCCCAAGGCCCCCAAGGCGACCCCGGCCCCGCTGGGCCGCCCGGTCCCCAAGGCCCCGCTGGCCCGCAAGGCCCCCAAGGCGACCCCGGCCCCGCTGGCCCCCAAGGCCCGCAAGGCGACCCCGGCCCCGCTGGCCCGCCCGGCCCACCCGGCCCTGCGTTCACGCCATGCACCGAACCAATCGTTAATACTTCTGATCCGAACGACTATGTTCTAATTTGTCGAAACGGTCAGGTTCGGCGTTTGGATATTGACGCGGTTATTCCAAACTTGGTAAGCGTTCAAGGTCAGGGCAACTTGCCATTCCCTGACATTAACGCGATACCCATTGTTCCGCCTGCGTTTACTCCAGGCCCAGGCATCATCACTATTAATAACCCGCATCCAGTTCCAATCGTTCTCGATATGCTATACCGATACCACATACAGATGCAGGCTGCCGATAACGATACTATTCGTTTTGAAGGCCAAATATCTGTTAACGGTGGCGGTGGGCCTCTCGCTCATGCTTTAGCATCAGGTCCAAACGGTGCAAGAATAATTGTCGATACAACTGACTTGATACTCAGGCAGTTTGTTCTTCTTCCTGCACTCGGCAACGTAACGATTCAGCACTCTTATCGTGCATTTCTCGGTATCAATCCGCCGGTTAACCCAAACACGAACATTATTGACAATAATCTTAATGTTTCGTGGCACGGAGTTGGTCTAATCCCGTAGTAGGAGTCTTAAAGATGCCTTATATCCAGAAACCAACAGTATACGAAGCTGTTAAAGTCAATAATGCTGTTCGAAAAGAACCGCCAAACTGGCTTAAAGATCACATCAATGCGGGTAGACTTTCTTTTGAAGAGAACAAAGTCTATATTAAACACACCCGCTGCTCCCAAGATCACGAAAACCACGATACTGTCATATCCTATCCGTTCTCTAACGGAGACTGGATTGTTCAGCTTGACAGTGAATTAATCACTGTTTACTCAGATGAACTGTTCAATCAATCTTTCGTGGAGGCTTGATATGAAAGAAGAGATCTATTTTCTTGAAACGCGCTCGTTTTGGGCTGCGCTGCTTGCTGGCTTGACAGGTCTTGCCCAAACCCAGAATGCAAACTTTCTTATTCCTCTGGCCACCGTGTTGGAGCTGTTTGGTTTGATTCCAAACGCAGATGAGTTTGTCTCGACCTTGATGCCGTTTTTTGAAGCAATCGGCCCGATGATTACGGCGATCTTTGGCATTTGGGCTTACCTAGAACGCATCTTCGGAAAGAAGAAGGTTGTTTTCCATCGCGTCAACGCCTATCCGCCCCACGGAGGCCAGCCATGACAGCTTTGACAACAGAACAAGTTCTGCGGCTACAAGCTGAACTAAACAAGCGCGAATTCAAAGGCTACAACGGAAAGCCTTTGAAAGAAGATGGAATTTTTGGTCTCAACACCAGCACCGCTGTAATCGCATTCAAAAGATCAGTTGGTCTTTCCCCTAACGATAATGTTGGACCTGTTACATGGGCAAAACTAACAGGTGATACATCTGGGATTAAGACTGCAATCTTGCACGAGCCAGGTGCTGATCCGCCGTGGTATAAAGAAGCCTTGGCGATGATCGGTAAGCATGAAAAGAAACATAATCGAGAGTTGTCGCTGTGGCTTAAAAGTGACGGATCAACTGTAGGTGATCCGGCCGAAGTTCCTTGGTGCGCTGACTTTGTGCAGACAGCATTGCTCCGGGTCTATCCAGAAATGGATATGCCGGACAATCCTTTCCTATCTGCTAATTGGGATCGTTGGGGGACAGCAGTTCCGCCACAGCGAGGATCAATTCTCCGCTTTTGGCGCGAATCGCCTACAAGCTGGAAAGGGCATCTTGCATTCTATGCCGGGGAGTCTAAAAATAATTACTATGCTCTTGGAGCAAATCAAAACGACCAAGTTTCAATCGTGCCGATTTCTAAGCGACGACTTGTTTCATCGCGGTGGCCGGTCGGCCCCAAAGTTCCAAAACCAACCGGCCGAAGAGTTCAGATGTCAGGTGGCGTCATTAGCACCAACGAAGCCTAGTTTTCGCATCTACCTTTAACGCGAAATGCTACTTCTACCATACCCGTAGGCAATCGTTCGACGTGAACGGTTCCAAACAGGTTTTCATTTTCGGGTCTGTTCCACCAGGCCCGAAGTTCTTCTACGGCCTCTTTAGTTGTTTTGCCGTAGAAAAGATAGCAGCTAGGAATCGGTGGATTTTCACCAAGCTGTCGCTCGACCTCCAAGGCGGTTAAGCGATCATATTCTTCATATGGGTCTCTCATAAGTCTCCTCCACTTTACGCTGTTTGATTCCTGAAATATTGAAGAGCGCGGTTAACCATTTCTAGATCAGTTTCTTCTCCGCGACCTTTGTAATTAAAGACAGGATACGTTCCTTTGTCGTCAGTTTTTACTTCCATATAGAGCTGCAACGGCTCTCGTTTTTTCTCTGACAAGATGACAAGTTCGTTGATTAGATCCGCCATCTTTTCCAATAACGTCGCTATGTGCAATACTGAAGACTCGTTAAAGTCTATGTTTTCATAGCGAAGTTCGTAGGCAAGGTTGCGAACATCTTCCTCGGTTGGATAGCAGTCGTCTGGAATGGGGCAGAGAAGCCGTAGGTCTATTGCCATTACATATCCTCCGGTGCTCGGAATGATTGAAAGGTTGGAAACCTAAGTTTGTCTTTGACACCTTTTGGAAAGTATTGAAACTTAGCGACCTTCCCAATGATTTGATCTTGATTTTCAAGATAGTATTTACGAAGATCAGCAGTCATGCGACCGGCGCTGATCGTTACAATGGAACCTTCTGAAATTGTTTTGTCGCCTATCTTGATTGATTGCAACAAGCGAACATCCATAGTCCCGATCATCCCGTTTGGAATCATATTCTCTTGATGCGTGCTTCGCTCCGTGTAACCGAGCGGATTTGTCGTCGCCTCGTTAGCGTTGTGCTGTCCCTCGGCCACCGATTCGACAACGCCCTCGGCGTCAGCAAACCGTTTAATTCGCAGCATCAAACCTTCTCGGACGGTGCAGCGTCCATACTTGTAGTGCCCTTTCGGATCGCGAAGAATAGTTCCTTCATAGCCTTCGGCAAGCCAGCGATCATCCAACCTTTCAACGGTGGCCAGATCGTTAATTTCGTCTGTAGTTGGAACTATTGAAAGATGTTTTCCGTGCTCGGGATAATCGCGATTGATTTGAAGAATACGACCATAGGCTTGTTCAAATCGCCGCGCATATGGAAGATGCTGTGTTTCTGGCGTCACATAGTCAAAAATGTGCCAGAGCAGCCAGGGTTGCCCTTCATGTGAAGAAACCGCGCTCGTTGTCAATCGGCACAGATCAGGATGTGTTCGCCGCTCGGCGGCAAGTTCACCATCAAAGCCGCGGAATATTTCTTGACTGAAATATTCTGTAATATAGCGATTACCAAAGGTCTTTAGGCTTCGACCCGTGAAAACCCCGCTAAGATTTAGCGCCCGAACTCCGTCAATCTTGGGTTGAGCCATTACCGGGAACTTTAGCTTGTTTGGTTCCCAGTCTGTAGCCAGCATCGGTTTCATGTAACTTCCTCTTTAGATTGTCCGCGACCTGAGCAGCAATCGCCGTGAATATTTCGTATCCAGTCTGATTAGAACTCGTCGTTATCCGACTCTGCCACCGAAGGTAGTCCATGTATCTCATCACCTTCGCACCAAAGTCTGAACATTGCTGCGACGACATCGACCATTTCTTGACGAACGTGAACAACAGAGTCTCGACCTTCCGACGCATGAACTCCAGCCCTGACTAGTTCACCGGCTTCTTCTGCAAACTTAGTTAGCGTGTAGTTTGGCTGCGGAAAAGTTTCCGCAGCAGCGATAGCTTTTTCGATACCATCGTGAATAACGCGAGCAAAACTTGCGCGATTCTTAGCGGTCATTGCTTTCATAGCACCATCCTTCCCATCCGTCCGGTTTTCCGGGACAAACTGCTCCTGAATTTGCGGCCACATTAAGAAAGGCCAGAACCAGTCCATGACTTAATCCTATTAGGAAGATTAGATATACTGACCACCAGAACCAACTCATTTTAACGCTCGAGAAAAACTTGAATTCCAGAAGCCGCGTGCAATTCTTTAATTGCAAAAAGACAGTAGTCTTCAGTGCTTACACCTTTTTCGTTGGCCTGCATTACCTCAGTTTCTATTGCATACATTGACAAGGCCAAAATCAAAGCAAGTTCTTCGTCAGTATAGGCGTCGTTAATTTCTTTACCAAAGAGCGCAACTAGATCGGTAAAGTCAGAACTAACGTCTTTGTCGCAAATATCAGCGATAGCTGCAACACCGCCCATTAGACGAACAATTTCACCAAGCGAAGGCATGGCGACAGAAACGTTGGCCACCGATGCGAAAGCGGTGGCGAGGATTGCTTTGCGAAACATAGGTATTCTCCTTGTGCTACGGTTTCTTAAGGGCCTTGTATTCATGCCCTGTTTGCCCTATTCTCCAAGCCTAGCAGATAGTAGGCCAGAAGTCAAGCACTAGTCTATATCTCCCCAGGATGGCCCGAAGCTAATGTCAAATCGAACAGGCACAAGAATTTGTGGCACCGCTGTTTCCATGACATGCTTGAACTCCTTCCAGCACGGTGCCGATAGATCATTACCGTTTTCATAATCAAAATCTAGTTCGTCGTGAACCGTTAGGCACGGCATACCGCAAGCGTCATCTGCGAAAAGTCCAGCTTCATAGGCTTTCACCATCGCAGCTTTCATTACATCTGCGGCACCGCCTTGAAGTTTTCTGTTCAAAGCCTTATGGGTAAAGGCGCGTTGGATATTGAAAGGTCCATACTTTTGACACGCTGCCTCATAGCTAAGAACCGTTCCTTTATCGTCAAACTCTTTCGCTGTCCATCCGTTAAAGTCAGACTTTCTACCCAAAATAGTTTCCACATAGCCATGTCGATTAACCTCTTCGGCGGCAGCTTCCATTGTAGCCTTTGCAAATGGCAGAGCTTCGTGATAACTGCTATACATTAGCTCCCCGTCTTTACGATTTAGTTTTGCACCTTTGCTAAACTTAATCAAATCGGAAATGAGCTTTGCTTTACCCATTCCATAGATAAGTCCAAAGTTAATATTCTTCACAGGGCGTCGCTCGAGCTCAATAGAAGTTTTTGTCCGAATAAGCTCTTGAGTAAAGACATGATAGTCTAGATCAGGGTTAGTGTTATAGTTCATTCGCAGATCATCAGCACCAGGACCGACTGCATGATGTGCGAGCATTCTGTATTCAATTTGATTGTAGTCGCCCTTAATCCATAGCTTTTTATTCGTAAAAGCCTTGCGAACTTTCTTACCAATATCAGTTCGAACAGGAATATTTTGCAAGTTAGGATCAGACGAAGCAAATCGTCCTGACCTAGCCCCGCGCTCTGATCCTTTTAACGGATGAAAACTACAATGTAGCCTACCATTAATATTCTTATCGAGAATATATGACTTGACAAAGGTATTACGAACTTTTTCGATTCGACGATATTCTAGGATCGCGTCCGCAATAGGATGATCCATAGCTTCAAGCGTATCAACAGAAAAACTTACGCGCTCTTTGCCGGTTTTACGATCAACTAGTTTTGGAAGATCTAGTCCATTCCGCTTAAAGGCGCTGGCCACCGATTCGGATGAATTCGGGTTGACGGGTTGACCTGCAATTTCCTTTAAGGTTTTTTCAGCTTTATCAAGATCAGCCCCGAGTTCATCGTAAAGTTTGTTTGCATAAACTAGATCAACAGGAGCGCCTCTAAATCGCATGTCAACAAGAAGTCGGATTAATCGGCATTCTAAATCAAAGACTTCAAGAACACCGCGACGATGCATTGCTTCCCATTGATGTTTTATTATCGCAAGCGGAAGCGCCGCGTCGGTCTCAGCGTAAGGACCAACAAGCGATGGCGGCGCTAAATAAAGATTCTTGCGCTGCTTTTCTGTTGGCAATCCACCAAGCCAACTAGCCAGCCAATCGTAAAGAATACTACTTTCTTTGCCCATCCCGAGATATTTCTGACCAAGGGCTTCAAGAGACACATCTGGAGACTCAGAGTCAAGTAACGCTTCTGCAAACTGTATGTCATATAGCTTGCCGCCAACGTTGATTCCATACTGTTTGCACCAACCGACATCATAGATCAGATTTGCTCCAACTTTAGCCGTAGGTTTCTCTAGCCAGTATTTCATAAAACCGAGAACAGCGTCTAGGTCCATATTCATTTCAGGTTGTGTCTCGTGCGCTACTGGAAAATACCAGCTAGAGCCATCTTCGACGGCGCATGAAAAGCCTATCAGATTGCCGCGATTTCGCGCCCATCCCGGCCCCGCGACAGTCAGTTCCGGGTCTTTAGCTTCTATGTCGAAACCGATTACGTTGGCCGACGAGAGGTTAGGCCATTCTGTAACAGGCTTCCATCCAGTGTCGGGAATCGGAGGGCATGGCCTAAGCTGCTTCTTATAGCCTGTTTTACCTTTGGGCAAATCTTGCCAGAAAAGACCAACTGAATCTGTTCTCATGGACGCATTCCGAGCACCACCCCACGAAGTCTTCCTTTACGAAAAGGACAGGGGTTTGGATAGGCGCTTAGGTCTATCTGCTCGCTTGCCTCGATAGCCATGCGAAGCATATCATATTTATATATTCCATTGCTCGTCAAGTTATTTATCTTATAGCTTGCTCCTAAGCCATCAAATTCTTGTGTATGTATATATCCTTCTCGCAAATATACCGTAAGGTCTTTTTCTAAGAAAACTTTGATCGTCTCTAGTGCCTCGACAAAGTTATCCGGCACAGGCACTAGGTTATTGTCAGGTTGATTCAAAATTGGCTCTACATTAGGCCACTCTGTAGTGTAAAGCTGCGATCTTAACCATCTATTATTTTCATAATGAAATGTTATTGAATTTTCATCCATCTGAATGGCGACAGGCGGCTTTTCAATCCTCAATAGTTCTCGCAAGGCTTCAATAGGGATGTTGGCGACCACCGGAAAAGGTGTCCCGATCCAATATTCTACAAGACAAACGTTATTTGTAGCAAAAGCACTACTGCCTTTCAAAAGCATACCATTGGACCAGGGCCGAACGGCGTCGGTCCCGATAAATGGCATGACATTCTTAACGGCATCTAAAAGGTCTTGCCCGTTAATAGGAACTATTGCTCCTGCGGGTTCGATCTTATGTATTTCTATATCTGCGCACTCAACAAACGTTCTAAAAGGTCCAGACTCTACTCGCAATCTACCTTTATCTGTCATTCCAATAGACATCACATCGTTACAGCGCGCAATAGCGTTCACAAGCGGTATTGCTAGGGGCATACATTCAACGTGAAAGTCGATTGGACTTGAAAGTGCAATAATTCCGTTAAAGCTCTTTATTACACCTTCCTTAATAGAAAAGTGTTTCATTTCAGGAAGTAAGCTCTTTGGCGAGATACCTCCCCGAACAAACCGCATCGTTTCAAGCACATCCATGTCAGCCCCTAAAACAGATACTGGCTCATTGGCATTTTTGTTGTTCGCTCTTGATGTTTACGATTGATATTATTTTGAATACTTTGAAACGCTTTAAGATTGTAAGCGGCACGACCTAGATAATGATCTTTCAAATAATCAAGATCAAAACCTTCTTGCTTAATCATTTTTGCAATGTGCTTTTGCTCATATTCAGATAGGCTATTAAAATGAGCTCCTTTTTCGTGTCGATTTGGTGAAGTATTAGATACATGCAAAGTCCCAAAGCCAGGAACTAAAATAGCGCCAAAAGATGCTATTTGAATCCAAGACGTAGAGTCAACTGACCACCAAGGGTATCTTTCCATAATAGGAATCGAAGTAATACCAAATCCGTGAACTTTACGCTTTGGCTTTCCGTTCTTATCTAGGATATGTCTTGACCAGATCATATCAAGCCAGCCAATAAGCTCTTCTGTTCTACGGCCAACGCAGCCGCCAATAGTAATGTATTCGTAGTTTTTCAAATACCAATCAAGATATTGTTCGTCTTCGCCAAAGTGAAAACAAGGTAGAGGATAAATACCTTGTTTTTCCATAGCCATTTGATTCTGCCAAGTAAGAAGCGGATCACCAATGCCGTCTAAAACAGAGGCCATAAATACCCCGTCTTCGCACTTAACAATATCCATGTTTTCTTTTAGAAAATTACAATATTCATTCAAATCAATAGTAGCGCCTAGATTCCAGGCCGAGAAAGCTCCTGAGTCAACAAAGACCTTTATACCCGTAGCTTTTAGTTCGGCTAGGGTATTTTTGAGCAAAAGATAATGATACGACTCTAGGCGATTCTCAACGTTGCGGGCAATTTCTATTAAGTAAGGATCAGTCAACCTTTCGTATTGCCGTTGACCTTCTCCAAAGCCAAACCAGAACGTTGCCGCAAGATAGATCTTCATAGGATCACCAAAAGTTCAGCCAACGTCGCCTCCCTACAACCTGCCCTACACCCTGCCCTACAGCCTGCCCTGCGCCCTGCCCTACACCCTGCCCTACAGCCTGCCCTGCGTCCTGCCCTGCGCCCTGCCCTACAGCGTGCCCTACAGCCTGCCCTGCGTCCTGCCCTGCGCCCTGCCCTACAGCGTGCCCTACAGCCTGCCCTGCGTCCTGCCCTGCCTGCCCTACAGCCCGCCCTACAGCCTGCCCTGCGCCCTGCCCTACAGCCTGCCCTGCGCCGCCCTGCCATGCGCTCGATCCCACGGTGGCCTTTCGTCGAGCGGCCAGCCATTCATCCAGACCTATTCTAGCTTGGTCGATCTCAAGAGTGTTCATTGCTTGCGATCCTATAAAACTCTGCTCTGGCATTAGGATCGTGGTAAAGAACACCTCGAAAGGCACTAGTAACAGTCAAATGACCTTGTTGACAAATACCGCGAGCTTCCATACACATATGACGCGCTTTTACGACAACACCGCAACCTTTAGGCTCTAGGTTATCATTCAAAGCATCTGCAATCTGAACTGTCATTCGTTCTTGAACTTGCAAACGGCGGGCAAAAATATCTACGAGCCGAGATAGCTTTGAGAGTCCTACAATACGGCCATCGGGAATATAGGCCACCGTTGCATTGCCAAAAATCGATGCAAGATGATGCTCGCAATGACTATAGAAAGGGATGTCTTTTACCATCACCATTTCTTCGTAGTCTTTAGCTCCATCTTCAAAAGATTTTAAGATTTCGGCTGGGTCTTTATTATACCCGCTGGTGTAAAACTCCCAAGCCTTTGCAAAGCGCGTTGAAGTTTCTTGCAATCCGCTACGGACTCCGTTTTCTTTAGAGTCATCATAACCTTCTGCTGCATGGATTATTTGCGTAGCCGCCGCTTGAAACTGTTCAAAAGAATGATGCGACTGATAAGAATTCGGCGTTTTCTTTGTCATCAGGCTAAGCCTCTGCATAGGTCGCGGCGTTTGCGCCGTGTTCGCGAACAGTTACGGAAGATACCCAAACATTGTTTTTAAGTTCTAGCGAAGCAAGCCAGTCTTTTACAAACTCAAAAGTATTACGCGCAAAGGCTTCACATCCAACAGTTTCTGCAATCCGTAAATCTATAATACCTTTGTCGTTTAATTCGACAAAAGTATCAAGCATCGGATCGTCTTCTGCAATGACCGTAGTATGGTCATACATGTAAGTAAGCCATTCTTTGATCGGCTTAAGTGATCCGAAGTCGATTACCCAATTATTTTCATTCAGCGTATCTGACATGAAAACAATAGTAAAAGAAAGCGCGTAGCCATGAAGCATACGACAGTGCGATTGTGCCAATGGTTGACGGAAGCAGCAAGAAAGCCCGAGATCGTGCCCGTAGGTTTTGGTAACGGTGAACATCAGTTAACTCCTCAGTTCTTTGCGGTAGTTAGGAGTATCGGGCCATTCCATAAGACCCTCTTTTACAGCACGAACAACTAGCGGATCAGGGACATCAGCTTCCTCAAATCCTTTTGCCCTCAAAAGAGAGGCATGATCTTTTCCAGTCGGCGGATACTTTCCGTCGTATGCCGTATGACTGTAAGCCAAGGCTTCCATACATCCGGGAAGCGATTGAGCAAGTTTTACAGTCTGGGCTTTAGTCAAGTTCATCAAAGGCGTGATGATGTTTAGATTTGGCAACGTTTCAGGCTCGCCCGTAAAAGTGCCATAGCTGCAAGTATCTTCTAGCGAGTCGATAAACTCTCTGCGACAATCAGGATACCCGCCGTAGTCTTCTTGACATACACCAGTCACAAGATTATTGCAACCTAGGATGTAAGCTCTGTTTGCAGCGATTGTTAGAAAAAGCTGATTGCGCATTGGAACAAAGGTTTTTTCTAAGCCGCCAGGCAAAGAATGATGATCTTCGTATTGATCTAGTTCTTCATTTTTGTTTACTAGTGGGCTAGTGCCTTTAAGAATACCTTCGCCGAGATTAATGATCTCGTGATCGACACCCGCCATCTTCGCAATCGTCTCTGCAGCTTTTAGCTCCGCCTGATGACGTTGGCCGTAGTTAAATGTCACAGCAAAAACTTCTTTGAAGTTTTGCTTTGCATAGTAGAGGCAAGTCGTAGAGTCTTGTCCGCCGCTGAATACTACAACGGCGCGATCTTTGTTAAGCATAGCTGGCTCCTATGGCAGACCAAGAAGTTTGTGGATTTGAAGCTGAAGTGTATATCCAAACTTTACACAAGATGCAAGAGCGACGCAAGTATTCTTTGCGTTTTCAAAATCATCTTTATGATCGGCGGGTTGAAGATAAATCGGCAAATCCCAGCCCTTCGGTGGCCGAGCTAGTTTAGGATTTGCAACGTGATTAAGCGCCCGTGTCGGAAGCCCATCAGTAGCGTCTACATCAGACCAAGACACGACATATTTGAAGCAACAAGCTCTGGCCACTGTGTCGGGATGAACGTAGCCTGTTTTTGGAGAACAAACTACATAGACGCCTTTTCGATCAGTCATCCTGCTTGGAACGTCACGTTGATAGTTTGCGTTGCGCCCTGTCAGTTTTGGTGGCGGAAGTGTTCCATTTGTCTCGACTTGAACATAGTAGCCATGCTCAGTTAATGAATCGAGAAGAGGACCAATAGGTTGTCGAAAAGGCTCGCCGCCGGTAACAACAACAAGGCCAGGTTTTTGTTGAAGATCAGTCATCCAATGCATGATCTGACTAAGATTCATCTTCGTTCGCGAAGATGTATAGTCAGTATCGCAGAGCGGGCAGTTTAGATTACATCCCGCTAAACGAAGAAAGACACAAGGGGTTCCGCAAAATGGACCTTCGCCTTGAATTGTTTCAAAGATAGAGTGAACTTGATAAAAGCCATCAAATTCACGGATGACTTTTTCTATCGGTTGATTATTTAGCATGTTGTCCTCTTTGCCCAGAAAACGGCCCTGCGCCGGGAGGAAAAACGCAGGGCCGTTCGAGTAAGCCGTGCCTAGCTTACTCTGCCGCTACAGCTTCCTCGGGCTGTGCGGTTTCAACAGGACTGGCGGCAACGCGAATCGTGCGGATGCCGTAGAACTTACGCCACAGCCCGTATTGCGTTTTCAGCGTAGCTGGATTGATGCCTTCGGCCTCGGCCATTTCCCAACAAGCCGAAATCGGAGCGGGTTCCTTCATCGCTGCGGAAACAGCGTTAAAGATAGCCCATGCACGACCGCAGATGGAATCGGGCAGCGGTTGCGTGACACCGTTTTGCTTCACACGGTTCACACGCGCTGCTGCTTTGCTCGCCTTTGCTGCTTCGCGCTCGGCAGCCTTTGCAGCACGAGCAGCTTCGCGAGCTTCACGAGCAGCCGCTTTTTGTGCTTCTCGCACAGCCTTAGCAGCTTCGCGCTCAGCCTTGGCAGCTTCACGCTCAGCAGCCTTCGCTGCTTTGAGGGCGGCGGCTTCCTCCTGCTTGCGCTTGCGCTCGGCAGCCGCAGCAGCAGCTTTCGCTTGCATTTCTTCAGCGAGTTTTGCAGCCGCGATCCGCTGACGCTCAGCGTTCTCGGCAGCAATCCGCGCCCGCTCTTGCAGATCATCGACGGGGATTTCTTCGGTTTCGTTAGTCATGTCGTCAGTCTCCTGCGCTTTCGTTTTCTTTGCCATAATTGGCTCCTGGGTTTGGTCATTTGAAATGGTCCAAGTAGACTAACCTTAGCAGACCTTGCGACAGGTTGCAAGCGTTAAAGTCAAAAGACCTAAAGAATTTTTGCGATTAAATGTTATCATAGAAAGGCTCAAAAAGGTATATCGTCATCACCGAAATAGTTTTGATAGGACGGAGCAGGTGGCGGTAAGGTTGGATCAGGACCAGGCTCTTGCAAAGGAGGCCCTCCGACTTCCGGTGGAAGTTCAAAGCAAGTTCCTCGAAAATCGTATCCAACGATTTCTGGATATTCTGTATTTATCCAAACTTTTATGAACTTTGGTTTAACAAAGTCCAAACTAAACGAAAGAGCTTTTTCAACGGAAGTAGGTGCCAGGCTTTTAGAATCACAATGGTCGCGCCACCATTCTTCAGCTTTGCGCCTAGGAAAGCTACCAATTTCATGTTCAAAGCAAACCCAGGTGCTGAATCGTCTAACACCGCTAAAATAATCAACACGCATGGTATCTCGCTTGCCACGTTTTCCTATATTATGAGAACAGATCATCCTATGAACCGGAAACACTTCAAATTGTTTTGGTTCTGGTTGTTTAGTTAGATCTATTGTTTGGTTACGAGATTTTACAAGCTCGGCTTCGGATGGTTCTGGACGGACTTTTTCAGGCGCTGGAAACTCATATCCACACTCTGTGCAAACTTTGATAGAGATATGAATAAAAGTTGCACATTGCGGGCAGCACCGCATAGGCGTATCTTCTGAGCCAGAAGAGTTTCGCCGTTTTGGAAAAGTTGGATAATTGATAGGCCCAAGCCTTTCGCTGTTGCCGCAAAAGTCTAGCACTAGACAAGACTGCTTTGGACCTGCTAGAATAGCATTAAGCCGACCTTCCTTTGTCGTAATATCATAGCCCGGAGCGAACACAGGTCGCGTTCCCCTTCCAAGCATCTGAACCCATAGGCCGGGCGACCGCGTTAGTCGCAGCATTGAGATCAGATCAATTCCAGGATGATCGAATCCTGTTGTAAGCACATCTTTATTCGTTACGCCACGAAGTTTACCTTCTTTGAAGGCTTTAAGAACCTCGTCGCGATCATCCCGTTTACTATGAACAGGCTCAACTGGATAGCCCTTATACCGAAACATATCTGCAATCAATTCAGAATCTTCGATTGATTGACAGAAAGTCAACCATGATCGACGATTTTGTTCCTCGCCGAAAGCAATAGTTGTATCAACTGCTTGTTCAAGAATGTCTTGATCCTTAAAGGCTTGTGAAGCAGCTTTATTGTCAAAGTCGCCCGCGACAATTCCAATAGAACTATCGTCAAGTTGAAAGCCAGGGTGCTTAGGAACTAGCTTCATCAAGTAGCCGTTTTCAATAGCCCAAACAAAAGATTCGCCGTGGCCGATATTAAAACATTCAACATCAAATAGTTCACCATCGGTCAGCATACCCATTCCCATTCGAAACGCGGTGGCCGTAAATCCGATTGTAATTAGATGAGGATTCTTTTTCTTGAGCCCATTAATGAATCGGACATACATCGCAGAGTCGTTATCACTAATACGATGTGCCTCATCAATCACAAGAAAATCAACACGCTGAAAAGTCTCTGGCCGTTTGGCCACCGAGGCAATTCCGGCGTAAGTAACTTGTGCGCGCGTTTCGCGCACACCTAGACCTGCGCTATAAATGCCCGCCGGAGCGCCAGGCCATAGGTTCATCAAAGCCCGATAGTTTCCCTCGATCAATTCTTTGACGTGGGTAACGACCATGATTCTAACATGCGGATATGCATACAGCATTTGTTGAACAAACATAGCAATGTTCAACGATTTGCCAAGCCCTGTCGCCATAACGACAAGTGGGTTCTGATCTGGCCGACTATGAACTTGATTCCACAGGGCTTGTGCAGCCGCAATTTGATAATCACGCGGGATCAGTGAGGAAACCATTTATCGCATCCAGTTTGCTGGAAGTCATATGGTATGTTACTTCTATGAAGCTCGCAATAGAAGTTACTTTCTGGTGCTGTTGTGCTATACTGGCATGTTCGACAGTTTTTGTCAGGTTGCTTGTCGTAATGACATATTTCTCTAAAATCACAATATTTACATTCAAACCACGAAGGATCTTCCTTTATTCGCTGTGGTGGTTGTTTTGAGTCGATGATTGACTTCGCTAGGCTAATATATTGTTCGGCAACTTCTGGCTTATGATTTACTATCTCGAAGTATAGATCATCGTCATTCTTATTGACGCTAATAAATAACGCCCACGGTAGACTAAGCATGTTCATGTATATCTGCATTTGAATCCAATATATCGGCTTTGCAGATAGAACGCTTTTGGCCACCGTGTCTTTGAACGCCTTGTCGTTCATTGTTTTGAATTCGATTAGTCCCCATCCATCAGGCAAGTGCGGTCCAGAAACTATTCCGTCGCACGATCCGCAGAAATGACCATCGCAAGCAACGAAGCCAAACTGTTGAAGTTTAAGACCTAGTTTCTTTGCCATAAGTATATGAGCGGGATCGTCTGATACATCGTCATATGAATCAAGATCGTCGTCCCAGTCCAATAGATTATAGCCTATTTGAGAACTATAAACAAGTCGTTTACTGTGCTCGCGAACTTTGTATCCAGCCGCGCGCATCCAACGGATTATTCGTTCTTCTTCTTGATGGCCTCGATTAAACAAACGAAGCATCCGCGCTGTATGCTGTCCTCGGTAGAACCAACGGAAGCTATACCAAGCCTGCCTTGCGCAACGGTGGCCGATTTGGCTCGCTCCAAGATGGCCGCGTTTCTTTTCAGCGTCTAACCCGTCAAGAAGTTCTTTGCTTGCAGCCTCAACGCGCTTTTTTAATTCTTCGACGGCTATTTTCCGCATTTATATTCTCCGAGGCGCTAGTTGAATTGCAAGACGTGCATGAACATCACACCAATTGTTTACCCAAGTTGCGGCGCTGTTAATACTTCCGTGACCTTTAACATGCGAAGCCTTAATTACGACATCTTTAAGATCAGCTTCTTCTACGCAGTGATCCCAAAAAGCTAAAAGCTCTTCACTAATGTTTTTACGCTCGATAGCGTTTACTACTGTCATACAGTCGCTTCGTATTAAAATGTTATTAGCTCCATGCTTTTTAGCTACCCAGGCTCCATTTAGGGCAGCATACATTTCGCAAGTAGTGCTTGTCAGTTTTTTAGCTTTTATTTCTCCAAAAACTTTGATAGGTTTTGGAATTTCATCGACGCGAATGTAAGCGGCCCACCCGGCGCGAATACGCCGGGTGCGACCTTTCTTGTTCACTTTTCGATAAAACGAAGCATCAGAAATGACAGTAGCATAAACTACTTTTTCAGTCATGCCCAATCCTCAAAGAACTAGCAGAACCCGAAGTTTGTCGATTGAGACTAACTTCGTTAGCTCTTTGAAGTGCGTGAGGGTTAATTGAAACATTTTTAGCTCCGGTAATCCTAGAATTTGGAAAGTAGAGATCAATCAAGTCCTCTATCACATCGACCGGAACAAGCGCGTTGACTTGTGCTAGTTTGTTTGAAGACTGATCGGCCTCGTTTTGGCGCTCTTTGTTTAATTTATTTATTCGAACTGCTAGAGCAAGTGCCGTTTGTCTATAGGCTTGCGGCGGATTGTCGTAGTAGCCATTCTTGTAATCTTCGTTAGCGATTTTCATTACTTGCTTGAGAACAAATGGCCACATCAGTTGATAGGTAATTCTAGCTGACTGTCTTCCTGCAATGGAATGCCATATTTCTTCGACCTTGCCGTTCTTATAAGTGCTTTCTGTAACAAGTCGGCAACCATAGTATTGTGCAAGCGTTCCAGCCAAAGTTTCACGCCATGGTGTTGATTTCTTTGACTCATAAGAATAGAGATCAATCCCGACCGGATCATCAGTATCAAGTCTTCCCAGATCGAGAAGGCTGATGCTGTGCTCCTCCATCAAACGATGGGCTTTTTCCATAAAAATTGCTGCTTCTTCAGAGCTGGTCGTGCTCTCGGCTTTGGCAATGATCTTTCTGATCTTTTCAGCGATGGTCATATTCTTCCTCCTGTTTGATATAAGACCACGTTACACGACGTTAGCTATGAAAGCAAGCACTATTTACGAACCCTAAAATATACTATCTGCTTGCGAACCCGGTCAATATCTTCTTTATAGAACTTGGTTACATTGTTTCGATACTTAGAAAAGTCAATACTTGGAAAATCAAGCGCACGCAGAATCAAGTAGGCACTCCGATAGGCGTTTTGCCAACTCATCAAAGAGTCGTGAAGAGTCCTACACCGAAACGGCTTAGGTATCATCATACGCACCTTAAGAAGTTCAGCGTTGAGTTTGTTTGTTTCGGCCATTGATTGTTCAAGACAGCGGACAGCCGAGCAGAAAATCGCCTTGCACTCTGGATCGTTTCCTTTACAAGTTTTACAAGTTCTGCGCATCGAACGCAAAAATCGAAGTTCTTTTTCCAGCTCTTCTATTGACATTAAACGACCGTTTAGAAGACGGCCACCGGGGTGACGGTGGCCGTTTCATTGACATTATTGTTGGAGCCAGGGTGGAACCGGATTTCCAGCAGTCGGGGCCTCGGAAGGCTGCGCAAACGGCGGAGTCGCCCAAGGTTGCGGAGCCGGGGGCGCAGCGGGCGGAGCCGAGGGCGGCGGAGCCGGTGGCGCAGCGGGCGGAACCGGGGGCGGCGGAGCAGAAGCCCCGTTTTGCGGCGGTGCGAAATGCGGTGGCGCAGCGGGCGGAACCGGCGGAGCCGTTGGCGCGGCGGGCGCAGCAGACGCCGAAGCTCCATTCTTGCCCGGAGGCTGACCGTTTATGTCCAAATAGCCTTTGACCTCGTTTCCAAACTTCGTGGGATCGTCGGAACGAGGAACTTTTTCGACGCGGACACGGAAAGGCCGACCATGAAGCTGTTGCGTGTCTTGCCAATTCAAGATACCGCAAACATGCGAGATCGCCGAAAGCTCTCGGAAAGCAATATCGACCGCTTGCGGGTTTGCATTGACGATGTTGAGCCGAATTGTCAGTCGCCGACCGACAAGACCTTCATCGAGACAGGACAGCGTGAAAACAAGCATCTGTCCATTTCCTGACCGCGTAGGTTTCACTTCCGATCCGATGATCTGAAATGTGTATTCCCCCGTTTCAAATATGTCCATACCCGCTTGGTATGGATCATATTGTGTCGCATTAAAGTTCATTTGAACCATAAGTTAGTCTCCTTTCTGGTGTAAAGAAACTCTTTCATTTTACTGATGCTCCCTGAATTTTATTTATGATTGCGGTAAAATCAGGGAATTCGATTTCGTCCAGAGCACCGCTTCTATCTTTAGCTTCTGCGTTAAACGAAGCGTGCGTTCGTAGGTAGTGGAAAGTCTTGCCGTTCGAATCTTTGTCGGTGGCCGCGTGCATCACAAGATCGAACAAATACGGCAGCGCAGGTCCAATTTGCTGACCTGGAGCCGTAGGTCCAACGCGAGAAACTCCCGTGATCGCATCTGTCGTATTTGATTGCTTTGCAGTAATTAGAACGTTAAAACCTGCCAAATCACGGAACGACTTGATTAGATCAATGCTTAGGGTTGCCGTCTCTCCATAAGCCAATCTAGGATCTTTTGTTTTCTTCTTTTCGTTGGCAAGAACTGTTTCCACAATTTCGCTAACGGAATCTAGGCAGATTGTTTTAATCCCGTTTTTCGCTGCTTCATTACGACACCAAGTCAGCGCATCCCAAACGTCTTGAATTGTCTTAACTTCCAAGACAGGTATTTTCTTGTTTCGAAGAGACAAAAGACCTGCTTCTGCGCTGATGATAAGCGGTGATGGTGCAGTTCCGCAGAGCGTCGTTTTTCCAGAGCCAGCCGCTCCGTAAACAAGGGCTTTAATCCCATGCGTAGAACCAGCTACGTCTGTTGTGCTCCAATTAAGCGGCATGAAACCTCCTGTTTTTAGATGGCGCGGCTAAATCTAGTTTAGCCGCGCCTATTTGTTACTCGTCGTCGAAGTCTTCGTCAAAATCTTCGTCAGAATCTTCGTCGCCGAAGTCTTCGTCGTCGAATTCGCTGTCGTAAAAATCTACTTCCATCACATCATCAGGATCACTGAAGAAGAATTTACGAGGATCGAGTTTGTGAAGATCAAGTCCAGTCATTATCCGCTCCGTTGTTGAAATGGTGGCACTAACCCGGCCACCGTGGGAATGTCAATCGACGCGGTGAACGCGATAAGTTCCGTCAGGCTGAATGATAGCCAGCCAAGAGCATTGAAACAAAACGAGCCACTCATCGCGGAGTTTTGCCCAAGAAGTCGGCCGGAGCGGAGGATCGCCGGGATAGCAAAGCCGAAGATCGGGAACCAGGATCATACGTCCGACATGTGGAACGAGAACGCCGCCTGCTCCCCTAGTCATCAGATTGAATCCATCGAAATCCATGCCGTAGGGATAGTTGGCGATGAGTTGTTCGTAAGCGGGACGTTCGTCGTCCTCGCTGAAAAACATCGGCAGAAATCCAGCGGCTTTCATGTCACTAAACTCCAAGCCGCCGTCAAGATCGGCTTCGTTGGGCTCGATCTTCACGACAAAATCGACATCGTGAAAGATGTCGTAGTCTTCATTTTTGTTTGTCATAGGGGTGTCCTTTTCCTAGAGCCGCCTGCCCGCGACTAGTGCTTAGGCTAGTGCATATCGTCGCACTAGTCAAGGGATATTTGCGGAGTATCTGGCCGCGTCGAAATCATCGTGGAAACTGCCCGTTTGGCTGCATCGCTAAGTGAAGACCAAGCGCGCTTTTCAAGTTCATACTTGACTCGTAGCAGTTGATCGAAAGATACGCTGGTGTCGTTCAGCTTTGAAAATGCTTCGCGTGCGGTCGGGATCATGCTGACTTCGATTTCGCGCTTAAAATTGTTGACAATTTTTAGTTTACGACCACTCGGCATTGTATAGGTGTTTGTTCCTTCTTTTAGATTGTCCCCAAGAGCCGCACAAACAGAGGAATGGATCGACTTTCGCATTTCCATTTCTTTGTCTGTAAGGGGTTTTAGCTGTTTCTTAATTTGCTCGATCTGGCCGACTAGGCTATCCCATTCGGCAACATACTTTTCAAACTCGTTCATCCAGCTCTCCGCTAGTGTATAGTTTGTTGAACATACCAAAGCCCAGTTTCTGGGTCTTTGACTAGATTTTTTGCCCGTTGAATACCCCAGATTTCTTCAGATCGAGCTGCTCGCAAAGCACCTTCTTTAACGAGTAGCTGAAGAACTTGGGATTTAGTCATCGAGCGAGTCTGGGTCTTTTCTGCCTTCTTCATAGCCGTATGCAAATGCTAGTGCAATATCAAAGTTTCGATCTGTTAGACCTGTTGCAAGTTTGATTTCCTCCTTTGTAGCATCTAGTTTGAAAGCCATGTATCCAGCTCTCTTGCACACATCATCATTCTCCACATAAAAAGGAACAGGTCCAGGTCCAGCCCAAAGTTTCTTTATCTTTGGGGTGCCGTTCTGATCCGTGGCCGTAGGCGTGGCCGTGGCCGTAGGCGTGGCCGTAGGCGTGGCCGTAGGCGTGGCCGTGGCCGTAGGCGTGGCCGTAGGCGTGGCCGTAGGCGTGGCCGTAGGCGTGGCCGTAGGCGTAGGCGTGGCCGTAGGCGTGGCCGTAGGCGGCGGAATATACCCCGGCGGCGGCGGACGAAGCTCTGGCGGTAAATCGGGAGGCAGCTCAGGCTCTGCAAGTAGCGCCAAAAACTTCCAGTTAGGCAATGACTTTTCCTCAGAAGCCATCGCTATCTCAACAACACGGTCGATTGTCTCTCGATCTTTGCTCATTAGCAAGTAGCAGTTTGACAATCCAATCTTAGCCCAAACTTCATTGCTAAGATGACCGAGGCGTTCGACAATGATTCGGTAGTTATATGCACTTTCTCTTGTGAGACTGTCGCCAAAGTTTAGCGACCGCCAGTCATGGAAATCTTTGTCAGATGGAAGCAGCGCCCTGGCCCTTGACAAACGAGAGCCAACGTAGCGAATATATTCTAGCTTAGCTCGGAACAGCGTTTCGGTAGCGTATAGGATTTCAGAAGCGAGGCAATCTAGTTCGGCCTCGCTACTATTCGGTATTTTTGCGATTTCTTCAGACATATAGCACTCCTAGTTAGTTCTACTAGTCTGACAGCGACGACCCGGCTTGTCAACTAGAATTTGACAAGCCGGAAGAACATAGGCATCTAGACTGAATAGTCTAATCAGGCGACAATCCCAGACACGCCTCTCCAGCCAATAATGTTCATTGCGCTGGTCTCGCCATTATCTTCGGCAAACTTTTTCATGATAAATCGCCAGAACTCGCTATCAGTCTTTTCGGTCGCGTTCGTTCGCAGCCCAATGTGCATTTCTACATCATCCAAGGTCAGCCAAATTTTCCCTCTGGTGATTAGCCCACCTACGGCGCGTTGCCAAGCATTCACGCGACCGTATACTGTCTGATAATTTTTCTCAGTGATGCACCAATATCCACAAGGAATTGAAGCCCAAACGAGGGCGTTCGTTACTGGGTGCCATACAGCTTTTCCTTCGCTGTTAACAAACGTGGTTACGTTCTCATAGTCCTTGATTTTGGAAACATCAAAGTCGAGGCTCATTTGACCAGTCTCCTGCGTTTGTTGTTTTAGTCTTCTGTCAATTCTCGATAGATATGTTCAAGAAGTTGACTTGCAGTTATTAGTGGTTGTTTACAGTAAGGACATGTATTATCAAGTTCCCACCACGGAACATCGTAGTGGTATTTGTTACCCACCATGTCGCCGCTCTGAATGATGCAGTTATGCTTATAGCGTGGAATTTTCATTATTTTTCTCCATCGCCTTATGATAACCGGCCGCCGACCAGTTCAGCATTTCCTGAACATAATTATCAAACTTTGCCAGATCGGTCATATCAGAAGCACGGGCCTCCGAAGCAAGTTCGCCGAGCGTCTGATAATTGCGTCCGTGCAAAGGAATCGAGCGAACATCCATAAAAGTTTCGCGGAGACGAAGCGCAGCGATATACATGTCGTTAAACGCATTCCGGATGTCCGAGGGCTTGTCACCGTTCGGATTGATGAAGAAACGCGGTTCAGTCATAGGATTATCCTCCTACACCATAGTTATCAGAACGAGCCGGAATGTTGTCGGGAGTGGCAAACCCGAACGCGGGCAGGAAGAAAAATGGTTTTCCATCCCGCCGCAGAATGTCAGCGCCTTGGACTTCGTTTGATGCTCCTGCGGTGGCCCATGGGGCATTCCGTGCGACAACCCGTGCAGCGTCTTCTGCGGCGTCCCATGCAGCATCCCGTGCGGCAGTTCCTACAGCGTCCTGTGCGGTGTTCCGCACAGAGTCCCATGTGGTGTCCAGTGCGGCGGCTTCTGCGGCGGCTTCTGCAACATCCCATTGTCTCGCCGTCATGCTATCCAGATGCCACCAGAAATCGAGAATCTTACTCCACTGATCGCCAAGAACTTTGCTAGGATCGGTCAGAACGACAGTGGGGGCACCGTCCGTCCCATCGTTAACGATCCGCAAGAGAACTGCATGAGTGCGGCTAATGTTCAGCAGTTTGGCGACCGCAAGATCAGCCTCAGCTTGACGCAAATCTTTCAACCTCTCGGGCGTCCATCCAGCTTCATAAAGAATCTGACCTTGCGCGCACATGCAGCCCACATCTTTAGGATTAGCTTTGTAAGCATCCCAGTCGATCAAGAGACCTTTGTAGGGCTTGCCTTCGTCGGTGGCCCAGCGTTCGAAAAGCGCAGTCAAGTTCATGTCGTCTCTCCTTTGTCAGTCATCATACAAGCCACGTTCAAAACGGTCTTCACACCGTTCCAACCAGTCAAGCCAGATTTCGCGTGCAATTTCGATTGCTTCGGCAGTCGCTTCGGCCAGCGCGATGCTTTTCGCTCGCGCAATCGTATAGCTGTCATAGTAGGTCGGCCTTTCCAAGTTCCGCGTCCGAATTGCAATCACCGCGTCAGTGAACGCCACTTCGTCGCGGTAAAGACCAGGCTTGATCTTCATTGTAGTTTTTCCTTCAAGTATAGTCTTCACTTTGGTTTTTCTTCCAAAAACCCAGCGCGACGCAAATCACGAATCGCAAATCCCACGGCAGCCGAATGACGAACATGATCGTGCTGTGTTTCAAGATCAGCATGATGCGATACAGATGAGAAACACTTCGCTACCTCGTCACCTCGCTGAACCGTCCACCAGCCTGAACGAAAACCATATGAACCAATAGGACCGTCTAACACCAGAATCGGCATTGGATCGGCAATGCGTTTTGCTTCATCGAGCAGCGGTTGAAAAGCACCGATTGGCAAGCATTCGATTGTCATTTTAGTTCTCCTGTGATTTCAGATCAGCCCAGCGGCCCGCATTGCATCCTCAGCTTCGCGCTTTGTGCGAAAGATACCGTCCGCCTTGCGTTCCCAAACGGCGGCCGAAACGTTCGGCCGACGGCCGAAAATAGCCCACTTGTTCCTAAAAGGGCCGTATCCGATCTTCATTGCCTTGTAAGGCGGAACAGGTCCTTCATAGATTGTCATTATTGGTCCTCCTTTCTTAATTCTAAGTGACAGCATAGCCCAAATCTACCCTGAAGTCAAGCCTTATGTTAGAATTTGATCTCGTTTTGAATCTCGTCGCGAATAAAAACCTGGACGAGATAGTTGGACTTAGGATTCGCACGTTTCCAGCCGTTCGCCTGATCCATCGCGATTCTGGATGGCGGAGTCCCGTTTTTATAGCGTGTGCCGAAAAACTGACTTCTCCCGTCGATAGTATTCATAAGCCGACGCGAACCATCAGCGCGGATTTCAAAGAGTTTGGCGATTTCCCACATGGATCAATCCTTATTGACGCGAAAATAGATACCTTCCTTGGAAAGCCAGGTCTGATCCAAGGTCGCGCACTTCTTCAGCCCAAACTTGATCGGGATTTCGAAACGCATCGGATCACGAACCCACCGCCGTGTCTTTCCGTTGCGGCGAGCTTTCCACCAGCGACCGTTTATCATGGCAATCTCGACATGTCCTGCATCGAGAGCTTTTTCAAGTTCTTTCAAGTCCATTGTTTCACTCCATCATTCTTTGATCGCTTCTTTTCGAATGTTTTCGATCAAACGATTAAGAGTATTTTGTTGCTCGGGATACCAGCCTTCCCAGTTTTCTTTTTGTTGACGAATTAGATAGTCTTTGATTTTTTCTGCATCAATTTCTTTTAGTGGAGGAATAAATGGTTCGATCATAACGTTACTGGCAATAACATCATTGTTATTTTCAAAGTCACTAGCAATTAGTTTGAAAATGTCAGTTACATTTTCAGTCATGATCTTGCGCGTTTCACAGCTTCTCAAGCTCCAATCAAAAGTCCAAGAAGTTGTTACAGTTACAAGATAAGTTTTCATATTGTATCCTCCAGAAAAGAAAGCCCCCTTGTTTCCAAGGCGGCTAGAGAATCAGCGGGCGCGCTTGCGGCGCATCACTTCTTCCAGGGTCATCACTTCCACGAGGCGAATTGGGTAGGAGCCTTTCCGGCGCTTCTTTTCCAGCTCGTAGATATACTGACGAGCTTCCCGCACCGCATCGCAAAACTTCTCGGAGCAAAGCACCTCGAAAGTTTCAATGGTCGCGGTTCCGGTCTGAATTCGGGCTTGGATATACATATCACCTCACCTTCTTGATGATGCCATTCTCCATCGTCACCTGCGCGAAAAACTCGCGCGACTTGGGAATTCCGTGAACGTGAGGCCGACCGGCCACCGTGAGAACTCCGTCATCCTTGTATTCCGGACCAAACATCGACGTTTCGATGTAGCGAAGGCGCTTGCCCACGGAAGCAGCCAAGTCCTTTTTCGTCGCATAGCGAACAACGAGTGTCATTTTGTTCCTCCTGTTAACGGTCCAAGTGACCGGGAATGCCGCCCCGTAGGGCGGCGAACCGAGTCACTTGTTAGCTTGCAAGATGTAGGCCATCACCTTCAGATGCCTGACAAACCGATTGCTTCCTCGGCGGTGAAATCCACCACCCAACCCTCGTTTGCGTTCAGGACCAGGTAGTCCTTGATCATATCCGCGTCGATCTTTTCCAGACTGATCGAATCCAGATCGACCGTGGAAACGATGTCAGAAACACCGATCATTGTCACCATACCGGCGGCGCTTGATTTCCAGGCGCAGATACCGTTCCCACTCCGGTCCTTCCCACTTCTTCCAGTCATCCAGAGCGCGCTGACCCTCGGCCTGCGCTTCTTCTTCGTTGTGAAAGTAGTTATGATACAGAACCGCGTCAAAGCGATGCTGCGCGATGACAGATACTTCATAGAAGGCCATTCTGAATATCCTTTGCCTTGTGTTGCCCACGTCATCCGCCTAGCACATAGGGAGTCGCCAGTCAAGACCAGGTGTGCGAATATTCAAAGATTTTTAGAATAACTAAACTGATTAGTCTAGTGCCAGCGGTTCGGCTTGTTTCCGCTTGCGTTTTGCGTGCCAGTCTGTCAGTCTGGTCTAACGGGCTTTGTGGGCAAGGGCAACTCATGAATCTGCAAGTATGCGCTGGTAAGGGTCAGCACGACACTAAATTGTATTCTGGTGTCGAATACCATACAACAGATTTCAAAAGCATCGTTGAATTTGCAAAGGCCCCTTACTATCAAGGGGACAAGTCTGACGGCTTTTGGATTATTCCTAGCACCTATAATCAGTTCAACGCCCGAACTGCATCTGTTCAATTCGAAAAGGGTAGCTTCCCGATACTGTGGGCAGATATTGATAAAGGGCCACCGACTATTGACGAGGTAGCCGCAGCCGTTCGGGCTATTACCGAGTCAGAGTTTCTTATCTACACGACATATAGTCACGATGGCATCACTAATTTCAAATACAGAGTTCTGATTCCTATTGCAAATCCAATTCCAGGTATCTATTATTCAGCAGCCGCAACTGCATTAAATGATTTACTGGAACTTTACGGGTTTGGAATAGATCGCGTTAATCAAGGCCCGAATCAAATATGCTACCTACCCAACCCACGAGGAAACTACGCCTACCATTATGAACCAGGCAGCCCGTATCTATTTCGACCAGGCCACCGTTTGTCTGATGAAACTAAAGCTGTCGCTGAGAAATTAGCGACCGAGGAAGAGAAGCGACCCGTCCTAAAGCCAGGGCGCGAACGCGGCAACTTCAATCACCTTTACCCGATTGAATACATGCTGGCCCGCCACGGCTTTGAAACGAACAACGGTGGCCGGGATTGGCACCATGCATCGCAAACGACAGGATCATACGCAACGCGCGTATGGAATGACGGCGGCTGGAGCACACTATCGACGACCGTCAAGGAATTGCTTGGTCGTGAATGGGGCGACGCCTTCGATATTTTCTGCCGCCTAGACTGTCAGAACAATGAACCCTACGCCCAGCGATGTGCAATCGCAATTCCTTACGGATGGCGAATCGGCGACGACCCCGAAGCTATCATCAAAGCCCATGAAGAACTCGGTGCCAAACTATACGCAAACATGCGCGTGAACGGCGAACCCATCGGCCCTGTCCTTCAAAACGAAATATCAACGGCGGCCCTCCAAGCCGCCGAATCAGTTCTACCCAAAGAAGTCAAGCTAAGTCAAGGTGAATGGGATTTTCCTTGGCCACCGGGTATTACAGGCGAGTTGGCTCAGTATATGTATCACATGTCAAAGAAGCCAATTCGTCAGTTTGCAATAGCCTACACCTTGCATTTAATTTCAGGTCTATGTGCAAGGCGCTATCAATGCGGAAGCATTGGCCCTCAGCTATATTTCCTCCTGTCGGCTGAAACAGGTCGAGGCAAAGGCCAGGCTAGGAAAGTCATGCTGGAACAAATCGTCAAGGATGCCTTGACGGTGAAGACCCTTGACCCGAACTTGTCGAAGACCTTCGACAATCAAATACCAGCTTCCGGATCAGGCTTCCGGCAGCTATTCACAAGAACACCTTATCCCCTCGTTGCGATGAGCGAAGAAGACGCCCATGATCTTCTACGCCTGATTGGTGAAGACCTCGGCCAAGGCGGTCAGATCAAGAAATTGCTTCTCGGCCTGTTCGACATGGGCGGCAGAAACTTTTCCATTGCCGCCAAAGAATATGCAAGCAAGGACGATAGCACGCCTTCTATCCATCGGCCAGTCTTCACAATGATAATCGACACGCAGCCGACCTACATGAAAGAATTTCTCGGCAAGCGGCATGTTAGAGACAGCGGCCTCGCAGCGCGAATAATGATTATCGAATATAACGGGATCATCAAACCCACGAACTCGATCCATTATCCAATACCAGAATATATCATTAACCGGCTAGCTGACATATGGCAAGCCTTTAGGATGAATCCAGATCAGGTCGTCGATATTGAAGTAGCCCCAGAAGTAAAGCAGGCTATGAAAGAGTTTGACGAACTCATGACAAGGCGCATGAATGAAAATGACGTGCTGTCAAAGTATCTAAGCCGCATCTGGATCAACGCCCTAAAGGTCGCCTGCAATCTCGCTGTCTTCGAAAATCACATCACCCCGAAGATCACGCTTGAACATTGGAACTGGTCTCGTGACTTTAGTTTGAAGATCATCGAGCGCATTATCAACATGGTCGAGGATGGCGAAGTCGGCGGCGGTGAAATGATTCGACTTGCAACGATGGTTGATGCCGTTCGGCAATATGTAAAGATGAAGCCGACGACCAGGCTACAGTATAGAGTTCCAAAATCGGTTGTTGATCTGAAGCATGTTATCCCGCATGGATTTTTGCTAAGGTATTTGAAAAACAATGCTGCGTTCCAAGGGAGCGAGCAAGGCAAGACAACGCAAGATCATATCGAAAAGACTTTGCAAGAATTAATTAAAGCAGAAGTGCTTACCGAGGTTACTCGTGAGAGCATTATGATGCAATATCAAGTCGTCCTCGCAGGTCAAGTTAGAACAAAGTTCTACACCTTTGGCGATGCTTGGGAAGGCTAGAAGCTGACTTGGTGAACTTCTAGTAGCGTTAGAAGCTGGCTTAATGCTGTTAAAGTGAACTTCTAGTAGCGTTAGAAGCTGGCTTCTAATATAAGTGATACTGTCTGAAGCTAGCTTCTAGGTAAGCTAGAAGTTGGCTTCTAATAAGTCTAGAAGTTGACTTCTAATATGGGTGGTAGTGTTAGAAGTTGGCTTCTAACAGTGCTAACTGATAGTGCTAGAAGTTGGCTTGGCCACCGTGGGTTTAATGGGCTTTAGAGTCTTGACGTGTAAAAGAACCTGCTTGGTTCTAAGAGTTTTGAACTGATTTGGCTGTGGTAGGGCTTATCGTTTGGTCAAGGATTTTGGCAAAATTGTTTGAAATCAATGGGTTATCAAAGTGGGAGAAAGCAAAAGTGTAATAAAATCAATGGGTTAGACTGCCTGTCAATGCCAAATTATCCCACTTTCACCCACTTTCTCCCACTTTTTTATTAATGAAATCAATGGGTTAGGCCAAAGTGGGAGAAAAATCCCGGCAAGTGGGAGAATCCCCCTCCGGGGGCCTGGGGGCGGTTCTAGGCCCCTCTATAAAATTACGCGAAAGTCGGCAATCCCACTTATCCCACTTTACATACAATTACATATAAAGTATTGATTTATTTATAGATAAAGTGGGATTAAAAGGGGGTGCAAAGTGGGAGAAAGTGGGAGAAATGGAATTTTTGAACCTTGAACCGCGAAAAAGGAGGGTTCGAAAGCGCAAGAACCCCGAGGATTTATGGGTTGTTTCAGGCCGTTTGGACGCTGATTATCGGCCTTTGAAACGGTTTGCGGACGATCCGGTCGAGGTCCGCCGGATGGTCCGGTTTCCGACCGATTGGCAGCCTTCCGTTGCGATCATCGCGTTTATCGCAGGCGCAGTTCTATTGCTAAGCAACAGCGATGAACCTAACATCGTTGTGGCTCGCAGATCGGTCCACAACCTAATGAACCCATACTTGGCGAAGCTCCGGCAGACACGGTGGCCGTTGGCAACCTATCGCGATTGGGTCGAATCGCTTCACTGCCACATCGGGATTCACCATCCTCGTTTCGATTATCCGTCCGTCCTCGGAAGATGGAACCGGATCGGGCTGGAACGCCTATACCATAAAATGAGCGAGGTTTCGCCGTTTATGAGAAACTTCGACCGACCGTCCGACTTTGGAATCTCACTCAACATTCGGAGCGAATGTGGCCGGTTTATATTGGCCGGAGCCGCGCACCCAGCGGACTTCTATTCATACGGTGGCCAGGGTTACAGCTCCTTTGACGTGTTGATGGCTCACTTTGACAGACCAAGCTGGTTTTCGCTCGACGTGCCGCCGTTCGACTTCGACGGCTGGAACGATCTTGCGGACCCGAAAAAGCCTTCCATCGCGCCGTTTATATTCGAATAGACCGACCGATCAGGCGCAATCCCAAAAAGGGGAACCGAAATTCGCCGTTTATAACCGACCGACCGACCGACCACGCGTGATCTCGAAAGGGAATTGAAATTCGCCGTTTATAATAAAAGTTCGCCGCCGCGAATGAAGCTGGAGCCAGAAAGTGAAGTTAGAAGATGAAACTAAAAAGTAAAAGCTGAAAACTGAAACTAAAAAGTGAAATTAAAAGATAAAACTAAAAAGTGAAGTTAGAAGATAAAACCGAAAACTAGAAAGTGAAACTAAAAGTTAGAAAATAAAGTTTGAACCTAGAATGTAAAACTAGAAGTTAAAACTTAAAAGATAAAGTTAAAAGTTGAATTTTGAAATTGGAAATTAAAGTTGGAAGCTGGAATTTAGAATTTGAAGCAAGAAATAATTTTAGAAAAGATCAAGGGCGGGCCGTAGGGCGGGCCGTGGGGCGAGATCGAGGGCGGGCCGTGGGGCGGGCCTAGGGCGGGCCGTGGGGCAGGCCGTAGGGCGGGCCGTGGGGCAGGCCTAGGGCGGGCCGTAGGGCGGGCCGTAGGGCGGGCCGTGGGGCAGGCCGTAGGGCGGGCCGTGGGGCAGGCCTAGGGCGGGCCGTAGGGCGGGCCGTAGGGCGGGCCGTGGGGCAGGCCTAGGGCG